GTTCAAGTCCTGCTTTGTCATATGTTGGTTTTGACGGGTGGTCTAATGCCAAGTGCCACCAGTCGTCGTTGTCAATGATAACCTTTTTCCCAGATTGCTTGCAGATGGCGAAGAAGTTGGCGAACGACTCACCAGAGAAAGGAACAGCTCTGGAGAAGATAACGTGCGTAATGCCTTCCCAGTTATCGGGTTGGATTTCCTGCTTGTAATTGATTATTTTAAAATCAATAAGCCCCTTCTCCTTTAGTAGGGATAGGGGCTTGTAGATGCGGTGGTAAACAACGCCAGAGTTCTCGTCTCCAATGCAAAGGATGTTCGGCTTCATCTTAGGTAGTTATAGTAACAAAGATAGTCGTTGAGCGTCTTAATCTTTGGGTTCCTTGCCATTAGTGCTTGGGCAAACAATCCGTCTCCTTCGTATATGTATTCGAATCTTGCTTTACCGATAAACCCAATACGAACCATATAGGACGCGGTGTCCACGTTGCCGATTCTGGGCGAGGTTGTGGCGTACAGGCGTGGGTCTCCGTTTCGAAAGCATTGCGCCCAGTTGATAAAGTCCTCCGTGCTATCCTTGACGGCTTCGTACCAGTTCGGATGTATTACGTTGTCGTCGTCTAAGAAGTAAACGTAGTCGTTGTCGCTTGCTGATGCTTGCAGGTAGTCGATTGCCAAGTTACGGAGTGGGTGTCCCCAAGCACCGCCGAGGTTAGAGCGGATAACCTTTACGCCTTTTGGTACGTTTTTCTTTTTAGTGGAGTAATCCATAAAGACCGTCCAAGTGCAGCCAGCGGGAATTGTCTCCCGTAGGTGTTCGAGGTTCTCGGGTCTTGAGCAAGGGGTGACGATATGAATCATAATTTATTGTATTAATATCCATCGAATAAGGTTAAACCTTATTTGGTAGATATGAATCATTGAGGTATTTTCTTTAAATGTACGGCCTTCAAGAAGTCCTTGGATAACTCAACACCAAAGTCGGCTTCGTGGTGGCACTCACGGCAAAGAGCCATAAGGTTTTCTATTACGTCTCGGCTCTTGCTCCCACCCATACCGCGTGGTTCGATATGATGTATGTCCACGGCCCTTCGGCCGCACACTTCGCAGCCCAAAAATTCAACCGGGCTTATGCCCATCGCTTGGAAGTAAATCTTCGTGTGCTTCTTCATAATGTTCTCCAGAATTTCCGTTTCTTATAATAATGCGGAGGCGTTTCTCCTCCTCGTCTTCTACATAGGTATAGTTTGCGCAGCTCATAAAGTGTAAAGTGAAATGGTCACATTTTGTAAAGTGATAGATATATCGTTCATTAAAGTATTAAATCGCACTTAATGATGGTTTTATCAATCAAGGTTTAGGTTGTTGTCCGACATCAGTTCCCGCAGTTGTTCACGACAGGCATAGTAGGCTTTCAGTTCCCCTTCTGACATTCCGTCTGGGGCGTACTTCGTTTTGCCCCTTAGCCATTGGTCCATATCCCAAAGCACTGAGTGCATTCGGTGTGCGGATGTTGCCAAGTCGAACTCTATCTGGTCGTCTGGCAGATTGTATTCAATGGTCGCTTTCATAATCTTTGTTTTTTATAAAATCAATATGAATAGCCCAAAACAAAAATGCTATTCGCATAGTGTAACTGTGATTGTAATACTCACCTACATTGTCCCACACGGATAAACCAACGTCAAAGAAAGAACGTGTATTTTGTATAAACTCTATTTTCATTTCTCGTTGGTGTTATATGTTTCGTTGTAGTATCGCTCTGACGCTTCTTTAAGAATATCTCCACGTTTTGGACTTGCTTCAATATAAGTATTAAGAATCTGATGCTTCTCCATTTCTTTGGCTGGGTAGAAAAGGTTGTGCTTCATTATCATAAACTCAATTTTTGAAATTTTTTTATCATCATATTTTTCAAATAAAGAATTGATTTCACTTTCATACCACTCTATCGCTGTCTGTTTCATTTTTCGTTAGTGTTAAAGGTTTTTGATTTCTTGTTTTACTTGATTCCAGTATGTCCTTTGTCTATTTTCAATAGTATTACCTACGTCTTCAAGATATTCTGATGTTGGTAATATCTGTATAATCTCATCAACTGCGATTAATGCACATTGTTTAGACAATCGCCAAGCATTTTCTGTGTAATGCTCATCTTTATCATTAATGAATGTATCAAAACATTTACCAATTAATTCTTGTACTTTTTCTTTTGGTGTCATTTCTCTTTGGTGTTAGATTTAACGATTTCAATCAACTCAGTAAGACAAGCAAGTTCCGCTTCTTCATAAGTGTTAAAATTATTTGGTTGTTTTATATAATGTTCTATGTCGGGATATATACACCATTCAAAACCGTACTTTTTGCAACCCTCAACAATTCCATTGTGTTTATGATTATCCCTAAACCATCTAAATGCTTGTTGGTATAGTGGCATTTTTATATCACTTTTTAATGTAATATCTATATCTGATGCAGTTCCAAAACAAGGTTCATCAAACCCAAGCTGCTTCAACTCTAAAGCAAGTTGGTATGGTACAAATTCTTGTGTCATTTCTCGTTGGTGTTAAAGGTTTCGTTGTAATGAGAATCGCCCCATTTTTTAGCAAACTTATCATCGTTTTTGATTCTATTGATGAATTCTTCTTGTGTAAAAAACTTATAGGTACCATTTATAAGTTCTATCATTTCATCATCATCCAAAACATCAGGGTTTGTTGATTTATAGTTCTTATAGGCATCAAGGATTAATTCCGTTTGTGATTTTGCTTTCATTTCCGTATGGCCTTAATGAATCCACGAATAAATCCAATACCAAATCTAATTGGCACAGGAGAAAATACCCAAAGCCAAGACCAATCAATAACTGAGGTCACTTTAAGTACGACAAACAATGCTGTCAACAGGATTGCAAATAGATTATTCTTCATTTCTCTTTGGTGTTAAAGGTTTCTTTGTAGTATTGCTCTGCGTAATCAATGTATTCTAAACTTGATTTTGCACTTTGTCTTACGCCTTCAAAATGGCATTGTCTTGCAGTCCTCATAATCTGCTCCTTCTCCATTTCTTTGGCTTTTTCAATTAAATGATACATACTGCTATGCACTCCAATCGTGCTTTCAAGTTTTACAAACTCATACTCAAGCCACTCTAATGCTGTTCGGTTTGCTGTTTCTGGTTTCATTTCTTCTCAAAGTATTCGTTCAACAGTTCCGCTAAATACTGGGCATCTTCATCTATAGTGTCTCCAATTTTCTCTCCATCTATGAAAACATCGTATCCAGTAGTGTAGCAACACCCATCAGCGCAAGTGTGTTCGTATGGTACAAGTTCTATCTTCATTTCTAGTTAGTGTTAAAGGTTACCACTTACGCAATTCGTTTATTGCCTGTACTATGAATACAGGAATCATAGCAATTAATGCTACTAAGATCAGGGGCCATAGCAATGACACACCAGCCTGACCAACTACGTCATCCTCGTTATGTGCATCTTTAGGCCCGTGTATCCAGGCTGTAACAATAAAGCCTATCACGTAGATGGCTATGTATAGTAGTGTCATTTCTCGCTGGTATATAAAAATGCTATGGCAACTATTTCTTCCCCATCGCTAAATGTTGCGATGTCATCTTCTTGTAATTCGTGAATAGAAGTTATTATTGCCTCATCATCTCCACCTCTTACTTGTTCGTCTTTCAAGTAATCGTAGATTACTACATCTACATCTTGTGGAAGTAATTGCAATTCCTGAATAAGTTCTTTTACTTTCATTTGTCTTTGGTTTTAAATGTTTACATCACTAAACTGGAAACAGAGTATCGCAACATATCCACCTCCTGGAATGCGGTGTCTTGCCCACATATCTTTAGTCATTGGTAATTGCATTTCTTCCCTATCATCATCAGCGGGTACTATGATTATTTTTGTGTCAGATGGATAGTGTGCGATTTCAGATCTCAGTTCTCCGATTGTCATAATGTTGTTGTTTTGTTTCATTTCTCGTTGGTGTTAAGTTTCTTGGGTTTTCTTTTCAAATACTTGTCAACCTTAATAGATAACCGTTCGGTACAAGGGATTGTAATTACTAATCTCAAATAAGGAAGCAGTGCTGTAACTCCAATACCCCAATGTCCGCTAATTGTAAAAGCTATTTCAAAATCAAAAGCATCTCGTGTCCACACCTTAAAAAACATCCAATTAAAACTCCAATTGAATGTATTATATTCATCGGCTTTTCTATAACTTATTACGGGTATAAGTGGGAATGTATAATTTGTGTACCACTTGCGAAATTTTCTGTTTTCACAATTTTCAATCATTTCTCGTTGGTGTTTAATTCTTTAGCCAGTATAATTACAACGTTTATTGTAGTAAAAACAATTGCATAAACAAACCTTGCTGACTCGGTCCATTCGCTTGGATTCATATTCCAATTAACAAATGCAATCAAAAGGTATTGGAATACCATTAGTGCTAAAAATGTAAGTACGTGTTTCATTTATTGTTGGTGTTAAATGTTATTTCTCCTTTTACTTCTGTACAATAATTGTTTGGGTTAAACGTTTGTTGAACTTCTTCTTCGACAATGCAACAGTATCCATAAGGGTCAAGTTTATTAAAAAACTCCTCGCATTCTTCAGCCGCCTCTCGGTTGGTGAAGTAACCCATATTAATTCCATTATATTCTCCAACCCTAACTATGTATATAATCATTATGTCTTTCATTTCTCGTTGGCGTTAAGTATTTCTTTCAATTGGTCGTATGTTGCTTTTGCGGCCTCGCCCCAATACATTTCGCACTCACCATCTTTGATAGGCGATTGAACAAAAAAGGATTGGCGCATTCCAGCCATAGCCCTGAATCGGTAACAGGTTCCCTTCATATGGCAACCGTCTCCTTTGCATTTGGTTATGTCAGCCATTGTTGTTAAAGGTCTTGTTAAATAAATCTAATGCAGATGCCCTGCGGTATGATTCGTAACTATTGTCCTTGCACATAAAATCCATAGTGAAATCAATCATCTGCTCCTTCTCCATTTCTTTAGCGGCTTGTATATCCAAATCAACTAATCCTTTTTCTTTGATGATTTGTTCAACCAACCACTCTACTGCTGTCTGTTTCATTCCTCGCTGGCTTTATCTGTTTTACTTTCATCCCATCCTTTAGATCGTCTACTTGTTATTTCCTTAATTGCTTGTTTATACAACTCATCACTTACCTGGGTTTTGGAAATCATCTCATCCTCATCTTTAAACGGATACATACCAACTTCTTGCATCAGCATAGTTATAACTCTTTCATTTGGAGTTTCCCATTCCCAATATCCATAAAACATACTCTTTGCAAATAGCTTTACTATTGTTTCTAATTTTTCTTCTCGTGTCATTTGCTCTTTTGTGCCGAATGTTTCGTTGTAGTATTGTTCAAAGTATTGGAAATTACTATTAAGGCCTTTATGATATGTTTTTCGGTGCTGCTCATTCTCCATTTCTTTGGCCTGCTTAATGATATATTCTCTTGTACTCTTATAGTTAGTTGTCTTGGGAGCAACTTTCATTTGCTCATCCAAAGCACCCAATGCACTAACCAACCATTCTACTGGTGTCTGTTTCATTATAGTCTAACTTGTATTTCTAAAGATTTCACAAAAGATTCATATTGCTCATCCGTAAGGTGCTTTGGCTTCCTTAATATAAGCATAGGACTGCAAGAATTTTCATTCCACTTCCATATCGAGTACCCCTTATAGTGCATCTTTTCGATGGTGTATGGATGTTTTACTGATTGTTTCATTTTAATTAAGTCGATTTCGCCATAATTAGAAATTACTGGCATTTTATAGTGTCGGGAAGTTCACATCGCAGGTAAGCCAAACAACATCATCCTCCATATTCATTGCTGATACCGTTAGCCCCTTAAACTTTGGAGACATTCTACCCATCTCTGCCCCTATGCAAATGTAAGGCCCGCCACTTGGGTCTACCATAGTAACTTTCTTGTCATCAGACATTGAGAACCTGTAATGCTTGAATGGGCCTTCCCACTTGATTAGGTTAATACTCTGCCAAGTGAATGTGTACAGATCACCGTATCTGTTCTTGTACTCTACTTTGCGCCCATTTTTCTTGCCTTGCGCCTGCTTTTCAGGTTTGTAATACTTTCGAATCACCTTAAAGATTCTTGATGTATCACTATCCAAGGATATCACACCCGTCTTAGCACCGTAAAATGCTATGGTGTATCCGTAGTTAGCAGTCCAGTCCTCTTTCAGTACAACGTTACCATTAACACTGCGTAGGTATATCCAAGGGATGTTTCCAATAAGTTCGATTTCAATTCCAATCTTGCTGAGTCTGTTCTTCAGCACTTCCAATTCATTTTTCATAGTCAATAAGTTAATCGTTTACCTAGGTTGACAGATTTAGTCACTGCAAGGATGACAATGTCTGTAGCCTTATGTAGGTCATACCTGTAGATAAGTTGATCCATAAGCTTCTTGTCGTTTCTTATACAGCGCAACTCCATCCAGTCTGTAATTCCCCAAGCCTTCTTCTCAGCCCTCTTCCTAGCCTTGGTGTATGATATCTTTAATTCTAGATACCATATGTCGTTAGTCTGTTCGCACATAGTATTTGTATTAGTAGCGGGTGGTGGATTCGAACCACCCTAGACCAGCTTATGAGACTGGTCGGCTCACCAGAGCTACCCGCAGTTTGTAGTCAGGGCAAGAATCGAACTTGCTCCCAGGGACGGTTCCCTTATCAGTCACACAGAGCTAATTACTTCCCTGCTTTACCTGCCGTGTAATGCTTTGTGGCCACTCCACACTACCAAAGGTCTCCAAAGACCACCTGACTGTGTTGCTCGTCTTTCCGAGCTGTCATTTTATTAATGTAATGACTTAGCAATACCCTTTACTGCATACATCTGAGCCGTTTCTAGCTCAGTCATTGCAATAGAAAAGCATCGTTTAACTTCTGGATTTGTTGTATGATTCTGTAAATTGTTACAGTAATCAATAGCATCTGCCATCATTCGTTTAAACGTCCCAATCTTGTCATCCGAAGATGGGTTAAAGTTAATGTGGCAACGCTCCTCTCCAAGAGTCATTCCTTCTTGTTCCATTGTTTTTTGTATTAAAATGCTGCTACCACTTGAACGCAGGTAGCTTCTCGTACCATTTTGTTGGCTTCAACAATTTGGTTGTAGTCAGAGTCTGATTCGAACAGACATTGTACGTCTACAATCCACACGGGTTTCCAAGCTTACGATATACCCTCTACGGTTTATGTATATCTCCCGAGCTCACGCTTTAATATAGAAACTAAAGGTCGTGTATCTGTGGTGCGTCTACCATTCCGCCACCTGACTATTTTTTTGAGAAGCAGGTGAGAATCGAACTCACGTTTGCACTTTGGACTGTTGTGCAATCTGTCATACCTTCCAATCAGGTGTCGGTCCTGACTACCCAATCCAGTATGACAAGCGTCTACCACTTCGCCAATCTGCTTCATTCCAATATGTCAAAGAACTCTAACCTTACTTTTCGATCCCGATGTCTGCCTTCAACTTGACGTGTTTAGCGATGCTGTCAATTGATGCCCTTCCATCTTTAAATTCATTTAAGCATTCCTTTGAAACAAGGACCGTGTTGTCACCATCTTTATTCACAATCATAATGACGGGCCACCTGTCGTAGTCCTCGCCCTGTATGGGTTTGTTCAACACTACATCCCTGCCATCAAGTTTGGCGGAGAACAGCTTAAAGTACACAACCTTGCTGTTCTTGTCTAGTCCCCTGAATTGGGGGCCATCAGCTCCTATAAAGCTGAGGCCCCATTCAAAACAGAGAAACACACCAATCGCCTTGGTCATTAGAATGGCAGATCGTCACTGCTCAACTGAGGCTGTTCAGGACGGCCTTGTGGAGCAGCTGCACGAGGAGTCTGTCCCTGTGCTGCAGACTGGGCACGTGGGTTGAACACAGTGCAGATAGGCTTACCAGACTTGGTATCCTTCACGTCCAGGTTCACGTAGCCCTTCTGGTTGGCGTACTTCTTCAGCTCCTCAAGCTGTTCTACCTTGAAGCTGATTCGGTATCCACCGAACTTACCTGCCTCTGCAAACCCGATGATGTCGGAGCTATACGTCTTCTGTTCCATTTGTTTTTGATTTAGTTATTACACAAAGTTAAGTTAATCAGTCAGTTACTATGTTAAGAAATTGTTAAACCTCTTCTATATCGTAGAATCTGTAGGCTTCCTTTGGACTGAAAACAAAGTTCCTTACATTCTCTACTGCTCTTTCAAACTTCAAGCGTCCACCTTCCAGAGTACGCTCTGATGCCTGAAATATCTTGGGAGTGTATGGATAACTAGTATCCTGTGCTACCCAATAATACCGATCCGTGTTCGCCAACTGCGTATAGATATACGCCTGAATGTCGTACCCGAAAGAGTATATGTCACGCTTGAACCCAGAGATAGCACGTGTAGACTTGGAGTCAGACACGTAGTAACTACCCTTGCAATCCAAGAAACCACGTACAGGGGCATCTCCAATGAATCCAGCCAACTCAACTTGGTACTGACCCTTTAGATAGTCCTCTATAATACCAGAGTCCTCAAGTCTGTTAATCATATCAATAGCCTTGTTGTAGTCCTCCATTCCAACGAGTGTCTTGCTTGTCTCTGACAACTCAGCCTTCCACTCCTTGTAAGCCTTGGTGGCACGTGGTGACGCACCTCCAATCTTTGCAACAATCTCAGAGTCATCCATCACCGTGAAGCTGTTCTCAAACAACTCTGGTGTGAACAGCAGGGTGTCGTACAGCCTACCGAACGTGAGTGCATCTGAATCTTTATGAAGTTTACCCTGGACGTACAATTCAAATAGACGCACATCCTGGATGGCATACTTAAGCGAGGTGTAGGTAAGGTAGTCCTTACCCGTCACCTGCTGTAGTTTAAGTGCAAACTCCATTACTTCACAAACTTCTTGAGAGCGCTAATCTGTGCCTCAGAGAAACCTGTACCATACTTGGCGATGATGGCATCATAGGCCTTGGCCTTGTCTGAAGAACTTTTCAGGAAGTCAATTGCCTGCTGAAACGTATCCTGTGCAGGGGCAGAAGGAACAGCCTTTGTAGTCTGTACATCCTTGCCGTGCGTGTTGGTAGAGTCAGCGTCCTTGGTGTCATCAATCAAGAACATCCCGTTGAGCGCATATTTCCTTGCGTATGAGGATGAGGCACCGAAGCACTGAGCGATATCCATACCCTTACGATTCGGATCGATACCTGCCTGTGCAGACACAGAGATTAAATCTGTACCATCCGTGAGGTGGACATTAGCCTCCACATACACAATACCACAAACTTCCTCAATGCTGTCCGAGATGGTCATAGACAAACCATACTTCTTCAGAAGTGGTTTGACAGCCTCAAGGATGTCTTCTGCATTGCGGTAAGAATACTTACCGAAGCTGTTGTACTGACTCTTAGGAGCCTTTAACTCGCTCTGAATAGCGATTACTTTGTCGTTAAACGACTGAGCATCAGGTTGTGATGCGGGCTTTGTTGTAGCCATAATTGAATTGATTTTAGTTAATTGAATTGAGTTAAGAATATAGTTGGCGCTACGTCCCCTCTTCGCTTGAGCTAGGGGGCTTGAGGCCCTACGCTCTACGCTTTAAACGTGCAAAGACTTTGCGAAGATACAAGTCACCGAGGACATAGTCAAGGATTCTGTGTTAAATTATCGTTAACATTATCTAGGTATCTTACAGCAACACTTGAAAACTCGTAGCCTTTCTTCTGATTCTGATGGTGTTGCGTCACATAGTTAGCACACATAAGTTCAAGGTCATCTTCTTTGTATAGTGTCAGGTATAACTTTCTGATCGGATCCTTGGAGGCAATGTATCCATCAAGAGAGTCAAGGTCTCCATCCAGTACGTACTCAATACCCTTGTGTTCAAACAGCAGGTTTGCGCTGTAAGAGTCGTTGAAGATTAGTTCCTTCTTCACCTTGTCTCCGTCAATAAGCATATCTAACTTCGCACGGATGATGTCTCCTTTTAAAACTTCTAGGTTCATACGATTAGGTTTATGATTACTTTGATTATGCTAACAAATACAATCAGGGTGATTACGTTCCTGAGCGCCTTCTTCATCTCGACTACCCGCTTGTTGTACGACTCGTTGTTATACTTGGCCTGACTCATAGTCCCTTGCTTGACTCCCAAGTGTTACGACTATCCTCGTTCTTGGTGACGATAAACGTCTCAGAGTTTGACCAGTACTTTGGCTGGGTATATACTACCAGACCGCTGTCGAACTTGGTCTCCCAAGCATAGTGCTTTCGGTTCTTGGCTCCGTAGCAGACCTTTCCGCCTGATACTACATCTAGTACAGCCTCTACAGCAGCAGCGTGGTCTATGTCTTTCTCCTTGATGTTAATCAGGATTCGATTAATCTTTGTTTCTCGTGGCATCTTATTGGATGTTATAGGTTTTGTTGTAGTATTCTTCGAATGTAATCTGTTCTCCTGTTCTGGTGTAAATCTCTGAGTTATTCCAAGCATCTTCAAGTTGGTCTTTGTATATATGACGTGCGATGTACATAGTTCCACGTAGCAGTTCTGGCTGTCCCATCTTCAACAGACTCAGGGAAGACAGGTAACGCATAATCCAGGTAGGTAATGTGCTGTCGCTGTACTCGTCTAGGATGTTTACGTCTACAATCTCAATGCGCTTCTCTTTATCTACAGGAACCAACTTGTTTACATATCGCATCTGAAGTAGGCAGTCAACCATAGCGTTGTGGGTCATCTCTTCAGTACCTATGCGCAGGGCCGTGTAATGCTCCCCAATCGGATCGAACAGCCTCTCGATGGTTCTGATATCAAGACACCCCCTGTAGTTGAAGTACAGGTTAACTCCATTCTTACGTGCAAAGTGAGTAAGGATTGGAATATCGAACGTAGAGTGACTCCATATCTGACAGCCTTCGTTCTTCTTCAGGAACTTGGACAGGGACTTGAGCGTAGACACCACGTCTGACGTGCCTGAGGTGACGTATGAGCGCACTTTATCCGTTACCATAGTGTTCCACCATTCGGTAGTTGATTCGTCATCCTGATAGGCTGTATTGTTGCGAGCCATCCGTTCGTCAAAGGTGTCGATGATTTCGTTCCCTTCCCATACTACAGCGGCAATCTGATAGATGAAACATTCAGGCGTTATTCCTGATGTCTCAATGTCAATGGTCATTCGTTTCATTACTTCTTGATTTTGAATTTAAGGTAGTGCCAACCAGTCAACTCTGTCTCTTTGCCATCTTTGTCAACGAGGACTGGTGTGAACTCACTATGATTGAAACCAATCTCCTTAAAGTGATTGCCTTCAATTGCAAGAATATGCCGAATAAAAATAGGCTTATTTGCTCTGAATGTATCGATTACGAAACTCTCAGTGAAGTTAAACAACTCTGGATTTAATGTCTTTAAATATGCCTTGAACACATCCTCAACAATTGGACGCTGGGTTGAAGTGGCGGCCTTTAGCATCTCTTCAATCTTCTCTGCCGACACGTGCACAGTTTCTTGAAATGGTTTAAACATACCTTGAATCTTTCTTTGCCAGGGGCCACAGGCTACATCGTAGATGCGTTTCAATTCACTCACTGGGATAAGTAATCCCTTCGGATGTAAATCTAAATCTTCAGCAGGCGATAGCCAATCTTGGTGGTAACTATATCCACTGTGAAAATTATCACCAGTGATGTTTACATACCACCCACCAGGGCTCTCAAATACTTTGGATACAACTCCAATCTTGTCCTTTGTGAGATCCATACTTTTTACCCAATGTGGCTTACCAGATTCATCAATTATTTTTTTTCTAACGATTACTCGTTGCCCTACTTTGAATTTTGGTTCCATTGTTTCTGTTGTTTCTTGTTTTTTAGATTTGATTTTCTTTAATTTATCTTGATTGGCTGGCCTTGTGCCGTAATTGTCCCAAAAGATATAGGGTACAGTAGAAATTTCACTAACAGTTCCAACCTCTCCAGCAGGAACACCAAAAGATGCATTTAGTAGTTCAACCCTGTCTCCTATTTTAAACTTTGGTTCCATCTTGTGTTTAATTAAGTTAATTTGTTTTGTCAAAGATACATATACTCAACGATATACGCAACTAAAACTTCTCTTTTAGGTTATTTTTTTCTATTACTTTTCGTAGTGCTTCTTCGTAGTGTTGAGCCTCTGCGTAGTTAGACAGCAGGTTGTAAAACTCATCTTCGGTTCGGCACTTGTTAGCGTAGGCAGCACACCATAGGGCATAGTCCACAACACAGTCCTCCCAGTTGTCGTAGTAGGCGTGGCCTCGGTTAGTCCCTCGTGCTGTAGTAACACGTTGACGTGCTTGTTTCATCCCGAACAGATTATTATTCTCACGGAAGATTGGCGACTTGAATCCTCCGCTCTCAACCTTGGCCTGCGCTAAGGCAATGTGCGGGAATCGCAGGTTCAACTTCTTCAATTCACGAATCAGGCGTTCCTCGGTGAAGTTGTTTTGTGACACGTTAACGCTCACAACAGGTTCGTAGACGAGCGTGTTACCACTGAAGGCCGCAAGTCCAATAGAGGCCATTAAAACGGCTCCTACAGCCACGTTCTTCTTCAGGTTAGACGTGCGTTCAAACGTCAGGGTTTCTTTATTGTAGCGGTACATAATACTTTGTTACAAATTTTCCCTTTGAAATGTTATACCAAAAATCATATCCTTGACTTGACTTTTTCCACACGAACGAGCCTGCAATAAACCCAGAAAAGGTATCAGTCCCTTTAAGTAGCCACTCAACATCTGCTTCTCCACGAAGTTTCACCACATCGTGCCTCCACATAACTTGGACTTCATCAGGCAGTTTGGTAAGCCAACTTGCTCCAGTTCTTACGGATGGCCCACGCAGGTCAATGGTCTTAGGTACAAAGTTCCGCTTGAACTCAAGCATAGCCTCGATAATCCATTCCCGATCGACAGCGTGGAAGTGGTACTCGTTCTTGTCCTCGTACTTTGCGAGGATTTCACTTGCGATTTCTTTCTTTGATTTCATTTTGTTGATGTTAATTTATTTAATAAGTCAATTTGAGATTCAACTGAATGACCATTCCTTACTCCTTCTTCTATGTCGTTAGATAACCTCTGCATATTTGTTCCAAGATGTTTTAGGGAAAAATCAACTATATTCTGGTAATCTTCATCGCTCATCCATTCTTTTCTTGGAATAAGAATGTTCATCATTTTGTTTATCTGTTCTTGGTAGTTCATTTTTCGTTGCTATTAAGTAATTTATTTATTTCTGTAATAATTAAATCTCCGATATACTCACGGCAGATGTCTGCTGTTTCTTTTGATTTATGTCCCATAGAATTAGTATAGGCAGCATAAGAAGCATAACCATAATCGCTAAAAACAGCATAAAAAGCATCTGTAGCGCCTAAAGGATTCGCTCTTCCAGTGTCCTTTGCGGCCATCCAAAGAGCGTGTTCAGCATTATTTACAGATTCATTTAAATCTTTAAATGTTGCTCTACCTTCACCAAACGCAATAGCTACGTCTACTGCGTTTATACTTTCATCATATTTCATTAAATGTCTAACGGTATTTGCACAATGTCCTTTTGCAAGTGTTAATTTTTGGAAATCAATTTTTACAATATCTACCAAACTTAATATCCAATCACCCCTGTGGCATTGTTCAATAAACTCCTCAATCGTTTTATCATACGCCCATTTTATTAGTGGAATAGATTCAAGTATCAATAATTCATTAAATGTTTTCATTTCTCGCTTGTGTTAAAGGTTTATCAATTCTACAGCAAATCTGTTGACCTCAGATATCCAACATACATTCCTCTATCTTCCCAGTAGATATCTCCAGAATGCATTACCTCTTTCCTGACATCTTTCTCTTCATCATCAATATCTTTGATTGAATCCTCAACAGCTTTGATTGCCATATCTTTATTCTGGAATGCTCCAATCAAACTCCAATCGAGCGCTCCCCACGTGGGGCCTCCTCCTTTGTATGCTAAATGAACTTTCATAATCTTGTTTTTCTGTTTCATTTCTCGTTGGTGTTAAAGGTTTCGTTGTAGTAGTCTTCGAATGATTTTTCTTTACCGATATAGTTATCCCCCATATATTCACTTCTGCTCTCGTCCCATACGTCTCTCATCTGCTCCTTCTCCATTTCTAATGCTCGCTCCAAGACATCGTCTATTTCTGGTTGTTCCATCCCTGCGCTATTTTGCACTGTGTTAATCAACCATTCTACTGCTGTCTGTTTCATTTTACTGCTGTTTTAATTTGCTTCTCCTCGACTCGGAAGGAATGGTTTTTAGGATTTTCTTTTTGCTTGTGGTAGTCAAGGTGCAGGAGCCATTTAGAAGAGTGATTGTGAAATATCTCCCGTGTTCCCTCGATACCGAACCTGTCGGTTCTCTTAAAATGCAGGACGTAAACTTTCATTTGAATTGGATTTGTGTTCTGTTCTTAACATCGTAGGCATACGTTGCTCCTGTGTAGATGGTGGCAAACATAGCGTCCTCAAGCCTGTCGAAACGTTCGTACATATTGAGGCTGTACTTCTGCCCCTCCTGAACTAGCCCGTAGTAGTATCCCCTCGGTGCAGGGCCTGCCTTCTCAAGCCACAGCCGTACCCAGTCCTCCTTCATCACGTAGTGGTGGGCGGACAGGTAGGTGTCTCCTGTTGGAATCAAGTACCCATCCGTGGGCATATTCATAGCGCTGTCGATGAAGACCAATGACAGCATTTCGATTCTGCCCGCCATAACGTGCGCTATGGTTTCAGGCGCAGGATTCTTCATCTCCCTGTAATAGTTAAAGTTAAAGAAGTTCATCAAAGTAATAGTTTAAGACATCTACTATAAGTTCTTCACCAAGTGCTGTCTTTGGATTAATGCTGGTCAGCGTAGTGTTCTGCAATGTGATGCTGTCGTACATCTCCAAGATTTCGAAGTAGTCAACAGCGGCCACCATAGTCGCTCCGTAGTCGTAGTCGAAGTGCTTGTCGCAGAAGATTTCAAGGTCATCCACCGTTTCTACTCCGTACTTAGACCTGTGCCTGTACAGGTACTCGTCAAGGTCTCCGAGGTCGCATTCAATGTATGCTGTCTTCGGTCTGCTGTAGGTCAACTTGGCCATTAGTTCCCAAGTGCAGCAGTTCGTGGAATACAAAGGGCGTGGACATCGTTGTACTCGTCATTAGAGAAGAATACTCCATCGTACATATAGCCGTCTCGATTCCAATTGCGTGACGTGAATAGTTCCTGCGTGATATGGTGTACGGCTCTGCGTTTCATATCCTCGCTCAATCCCTTGGTAACCTTGTTTACTTTTTCTTCGGTGGTAAGCATAACGTAAATTTTTAAGTTTAGTTTGTTTTCAATTAGTTCAATTATTTCCTCCTGAGTCAGGTGCTCAAGTATTTTCTCCATTCGGTCAAGCGCCCAATACCTGTTCATATACTGACTCTCCGTTACTGAATGAACCTACTTTTACCATCTTCGCCCAAGGCCGAACAGCCTTGTTGAAGTTCTTTTCTACCCAAGTATCGGCTTCCTCATCCAAGGCAATTTCTTCCTTGCGTGACAGGTAGGCGGAGTCGGTCTCATCCGTGCGCACGGACAGGGATACAATGCCGCAGTACTCTGCGATGGCGATTTCCACTACTCCGTTTCGGAGGATTACGTTGTTCTCTCCGACCCATTCATCACAGGTTTCCATATTTGGAAACAGGCCCGTAACGTGTTCCTGAATGTCTTCAATCAGGTAGTCGAACAAGACGTGCTCTTCTTCATCGAATTGGAAGTAGATAACAGCCTTTGCATTTGGTAGGTAACTTACTGAACGTCCCATTTTGTTTACTTGTTTTTAATGGTTAAACTAATTGGAAGCCGAATGCCTCTTCGAAATCTTTGCGGCCAAACTCGCCATCCCATTCCTGATACAGGCGCTGTCCTTCTTCAATCCAAGATACGGATACGTTGTACGCTTTTCCTGTCACCTGCAGGTCTACCTGTACTTGCTTAGCCTCGAACAGGCTTTGGTTAGTGATTTGTGTTTTCATTTTGTTTATTTGTTTAATTTGTTTTTTTGTTCGTAAATGATTTCGATTTGGATGTCCACAAAACAGAGGGACAGGGCAGTGATGATTGCGAGAATAGCCCGTGTGTAGTGCTCGGTCTGCATTGCCTGTACGCCTGCGATAATGATGGCCACGATGGCTAAGCGTACGAGGAAGATTGATGTTTTCATAGTTTGATTTGTTTTGGATAGTCAAATGTAATACTAAATTCTGAACTGACAAACTTTTTTAGAAATTATTTTCAATGAACTGGATGAGGGACTTTTTTGTACGGAAGTACATAGTGTGTACGTTCGTCTGCAGGTGGTTGCCCTCAAGTAGTGCCCAAGATTTCAGGTATCTGGCAGGCCATTGTGCGTATGCAAAGTAGAAGGTCTTTCCGTTGTGGGTGATGCTCTGTGCTTTCATTTCGATCGATTTTGGTTAAGACGGGCTTTCGCCCGTTTCGGATATTCAATCCTCGTCAGTTAACCTTTTAGCATTTTGTTTTTCATTTCTTCGAGCGCCCAAAGTTTGTAGCGCCATAGTGCGGCAGGGCTCAACTTGTTGGGGACATTAAGGCTGTCCTGCAGGTCTTGGATGGCGGCTATGGTGTCCATCTTTTTTGCTTCGTATTCCATTTTGATAGTGTTTTTAGTTTTGTTAGTGTATGTTAATATTAGTATTTCTTTTCGGCTGCGTCAAGGAAGGAAATAACGCTAACAGCGAACAGCATCAGGGGGAGGATGCAGATAATGGCGATACTTGCAGTGATTTCCCCGCCCATTTCTTGGTGACGGATTGTGGCGTAAAGCATAGCGCCTGACTGAATAGCACAAAGTAGCATCAGGACCGCACGGAAGGTTTGCGTGATTTTCATTTCGATTGAATTTAGTGTTTCTTGGTTAAGACCCCCGAAGGGGTTTCGGCTACTTAAGCCTCTTCAGTTAACCTGATTTACCGCTCTAACCGAATACTATCTCGCTGAAGAACACCTGCTGAAGGATGCAGTCGGCTGTATCTGCGTCATCACGCTCTTCAATCATTTCAAGCAATTTGTTGACAGGAGTTTGCTGAACTCGCTCGTGAACGTCCTGCAGATTGATGCTGTAACTCTCCTCCGCATCGAGGTCAACTATAGTCAGGCTTTTCCCGTCTCGCAGAATTTGCATCAGCACGTCCACGTAGCACACATCTGAAGCCTCCTTCACCAACGTAGCATTCGCAGAGGCATAGTCAACAGCCTCGTAAGTAAGTTGAAGGTCGTAGTAACCCATCTGCGCTAAGCCATTGCACAGGGCGTTGTAGAAGTACATTTCGCTCTCTTGGGGGGTCAATTTGATTTCCATTTCGATTGAATTTTAGGATTTTGGTTAAGACCCCCGAAGGGGTTTCGGCTACTTAAGCCTCGTCAGTTAACCTTCGATACCACAGCACTTCTTGAGGTCTCCGTCCTGTATCATTTGTTGGATTACGTCTATGCAATCCTTCTTGCTGCAGCGGGTGTCCATCCATTCGTTGCCGTAGAACAGGTTCCATTCTCCTGAGGGAGCGCAGTTATCATTCAGGCGCTGACTTACAAACAGAGGCAAGGGAAGACCTTCGATGGAAACTTGGTACTTACCTGCGATTACTTTAGTGACTTTCATAACGTGTAGTGGTTAGTTGTTGTTGTTTGACATTGCAAACATACGGCAACAATCTGAATACGCAAGAAATATTTTTACGGAATATCGCAACTCGCTCATAAACCCCAACAAAATCAAGGGTTTACAGGTGAAAAAAAGTTTACAGCAGGGCAACAATTGCACAACAGCACAGCAGAAGGTATCCAAAACTGGCCTCTCCAGGAACGAGGCTAATGGGGACAAGTGGGACAAGGTGGGAACAAGTGGGGAAGGAAAGGGGAAGAAGTGGGGAAGGGGATATAGGTAATAAGGGGAAGGGGATTGTCCCTATCCTCCTCCTCTTTCAACTAACTTCCTCCACCTACTTTCCATCCTCCTCCCAACACACTTCCAAACACAGCAGCAGGTATCCTAAGGTGCTCTCTATAGGCTGTCAAAAACGCTGAATTCCCACACGGATTTGGATGCTTGGAAGGGGGGTTGGGTTTGGGATTTCGTTTCGGTATATGGAACCGCACGTGCGTAAAATATATATTATCCCCTGGATGCGTATAACTCTCTCCCATAAAAGAACGCAGTTCGTGTCGAAGACTCTGTTCCACAAGTCGCATCTTCGATGCTGAGTGCCATAGGCACGAACTGTACCTTATCACTGAAATGCACGATAGGCTGATTTATCGCCTGAATAGGTGATACCGTACATCATACCGTACATCATACCGCACATCATACCGTACAAGATACCGCACATCATATGCGTGTGCATATAAGAATCTGTTCTTAGACTTGTTTATATGCTTGTGCGTATACAGTTCAGGAATCTGTTGACTTTTGGGAAGTAATTCGGGTATTCCTAGAATTGAATAGGTAAATCTGACATAAAAGCAGACCTCTGGGCGGAGTATACAGCATCCCCATAACCTCCTTAGTAGTGTCGTCAGTGTCGCTTGGCTAGGGGGCTTGGGGGCCCCTGCGCTGTGCTCTATGCGTGTTTACCAGTGCGATGCAACTGTTAAGCGGGGAAGCGTGTTGACGTGTTCGGCATCTTACTTACGTCCTATGACGCTGCTAAGGTAAATGAAATAATTGACATTTCCAAATGCGTTTAGACAAAATCTATCACAAATGGTATCTTAATAGATTTTATCTATCACCTTATAGAGGACATAGGAACAGCCTATAGTCCCTTACAAGACACAAAAGTGTGTATATTTGTATCTCTAAAGACAAGTTATGAAAGCTGTTAAGAAATATGCTGTAGGTGGTACAGTGCCCAAGAAAGAGAGTTGGGTACAGTCTGGCAGGTCTCCTATGGATCCAAGTACCACACAGAAGCAACAGATTACTAACAAGGAGCTTTTAGAGCGTCTCACGCATCAGAAGGCACTAGAGGCACTGAAGAGGTCTGGAGTAGGCACTATCAGCTCAGACAGCACCAAGGTAGTACGTATGGACGCTTCAGGTAAGACTGAGATCTTAGACAACAACTACGCTAAGACCATCGCACTCGCTAAGGAGAAGGGTTTATACGATATAGCTAGACAGGAAGCTGTCAAGGATTTTAGAAACAGAAAAGCTTAAGATATGAAAACAAACAAGAAGATGTATATGGGTGGCGGGATGGCACCTAAATACGGTATGGGAGGTATGATGAAGAAGTACCTCAAGGGTGGACAGGTTAAACTGGACAAGGACCAGGATGGCAAGATCACGGGTAAGGACTTTAAGATGATGAAGAAATGAAAATCAAGAAGTACAGCGAAGGCGGTGAGATGGAATCTGGCCGTATGGTAGAGGTGAAGGCTATGAGTCTGGATGAGGCTGTCAAGCAAGTTATGGCTGCAGTCAAAGTAAGCAAAGAACAGCCTACCCACTACAAGATCAAAGCCTGCTACTACTCCGAGGAGGAATGAAGATCACCAAGAAGAATAACAAGATGATGGTAACGGCACCAGAGGGATATCACTGGATGTCCGAGAAGGGTCGTTACTACCTGATGAAGCACGAGGGTAAGTTCGTTCCCCACGAGGGAGCTAGCCTAGAGGCATCGTTCAGGATTAAAGAGAAGCACCAATGAAACTAATCAAGAGAGCAGACGGCACCTACTCCAAGAGAGGGCTGTGGGATAACATCCGTGCTAACAAGGGTTCAGGCAAGAAGCCTACCAAGGCTATGCTAGAAGCTGAAAAGAAGATTAAAAATGAAAGTAAGTAAGACCTCCAAGTACTACAAGGAGAACCCTGAGGCTGCAGAGAAGCGCAGAGAGTACCAGCGTGAGTACAACAAGTCTACAGAGCGTAAGAAGTACAGAGCACTGCTCAATAAGTACAACAGAGAGCAAGGTACCTACGGGAATGGAGATGGCCTAGATGCCTCCCATACCAAGTCAGGTAAACTTGTATTTGAGAAGGCTTCAGCAAACAGAGCACGTAACAGAGGGAAGAAGTAACTAGCGCTGGGGGTCTACAATCTGTCCACCCACGAGCCAGTACGACTTTCTCTTGATAGCAGACTTCCCTTCAAGTTTCTTGTAGAAGTCCTGTACGTGCAACTTACCCTTCTGGGTGAGAGAGAACCGATTGCTATACACCTCTGACTCTATGTTACGCATAGCCAACTGCTCCATAGTGATGCCCTCACTCTTTCTGTTGTACATAACGTCAATGAGGCCATAGGCACGGATAGTAGGCAGTATCTTGACACGTATATAGCTCTCGGAGAACCCTGAACGCTTGGCTGCATAAGGGATAGTAAAGAACTCGTAGTCATACGACCACAACATAAAGGCTACGTGGGCAAATGACAGCCTCCTGTCGTCACGGAAGTCTCCAACAGCCGATGCAAGATTGCTGCAGTAGCTCGCTCCTATCTTGTCTGGGTCTGCTTTAGAGAACTCTCTGAACTTCCTAGAGGGGTGCTTACGAAAACGCTTCATACTTAATTTCATATATTTGTACAAAAATACGAGATTATGGGCAGTTTAGCTTCCGTTAAGGTAAAAGATGGTTACCCCACGCTCCTGAAGACGGAGACCAGCACTCTGAGCAGTACTCTACAGATTGTAGAAGATGGTATCGGTACCAATTCTGCACTTCTTATTGGAACAGACTCTATCGGTGTGTCTGGAAACCAGTTCTTCACCAATGGTTTGGTTGTAGACAATACGGAACTCACTGGTGTTTTTCTAGACGCTAACAACAGACTCGTAAAAAGAGAGCTTGGAACAGACGCATTTTCATCTACAGGTGACTATACAGCCTCTGCACCTATCAGCATCAGCACAAACGTAATAAACCTGCTAGCACCTAGCGTTATCGCACAGATTACTGCCGCTGGCCTGGTTTCTGGCGACTCAATGCTAGTATACGACCAGTCAGACTCTGTCTACAAGGGGATGACGATGTTGGACTTTAACGACTATTTGTTCAAGAATCCATCTTTTACTGTCCGCCCGCCATTGGCATACGATTCTTCCCTGAAGATATTCTCCCTGCAGAACCCAGAAAATATGCCTGCAGGCCTAATTACGCCTGTAAGCACCACACAGTTCGTTGTGTCTAACCCAACGGGGTCTGGATATGGTGGAGTTACCTTCGATACGCTGGTGACAGAGATTGCTGCATCTATTGCACTACCTGCTGCAGGAAGCACTGGACAGATTCAGTTCAATAACTCTGGCGTATTTTACGCATCTTCCTCCTTTGTAATCAGCGGATCAGCAGGAGCAGAGACCTTGCAGTTTGCTGGTCTTATGTCCGAGAATAAGGAGTCATCCGACTCTGATACTTTCGTCTTCAGAAAGAGTGGAAGCCCTGATTTCCTAGGAAGTGCAGCCACTAAGACCCTGATGTTCTCCGATGACGTGAATACGGGCCTTGGATGGCGTACTATGGCTACAGTAGATGGGCTTGGTAAGTACAAGGCTGTCATTATGGACTATGTGATGTACAACGACTCTGAGTCTAAAGTACGTGTAGGTAGGCTGTCTGGCTGCTGGAACACCATCTTGTCGTCTTCTGCCACCTATACAGACACCGTCTTGACTTACTTTGGTAGTGGAATTGACGCAAACCCACTGCTGCGTATTTCAATCAGCGGTGCTGGAGTTATCACCATCGAAATCAATAACAGCCTTGGTGAGCAGATACACGTCCGTGCTGAGGCTAAGTTTATGTACTCTTACTTCTAATAAAACAATCCAATGAAATTTAAAGACTACACGGACCTGTTTATGTTTGTCAACGAACAGACTCAGGAAATCAAGAACAGAATCGAAGAGTCAGGGATGGATAACGAGGTAGACATCCTTGTAGTCGTATCTTGCCAGAAGCAGGGCTCCGATAAGGGTCAGGCATATATCGAAATCTCTAACAACGATGTAGAGGTGGTGGCAGATATGCTTGAACTGGTTGTGGACGCTATTGACTCAGACGAGAGCAGCCGCATTGACTTTACCAATTTCGACAAGTTAGATATCAATTAAAACAACGTTATGGAAATAATTAGAAAAATCGTCATCGGGCCAGATCCGATGAAGGCGATGGCCTACTATGTTGGCCAGAAAGCAGGGGCACATACGGTGTCCGCAATTGTACTTGACGAAAAGTATCTGCATATGCACAATGAACGCAGGTACGCTATCTACATTCAGGACGAAGACGGGTCGCAGATGATCTGGAAGCGTGTTGAAGGTATGCCTGTAGTAGTCGAGTTCGACTGCAACTTCTAAGAAAACTCAATTTAATTTACTTACTGGAATGAAACCACTACACGATTTTATCGTATACCTGCCCAAGCGTGTAAAAGACACGGTAACCATTGGAGGACAGGAAATCTACCTAGAAAGCAAGTTCAACGAGTTTGAGCACCGCATCAACTACGCTGAGATTGTAGCAGTGCCCCTAAAGCATCAGACAGGTGCCGAGGTTGGAGATATGCTGTTCATCCACCACCACGTGATGGATTACGGAGGAGCGCAGTGCATCGACAAAGAGAAACACCTGTACAAGGTGGTGTACAACCCTGAGGGAGGATTTGGTACGCAGTGCTACGCCTACAAGAAGAAGGATACAGGAGAGATTCATATGATGACTGACTGGGTGTTTGTAGAGCCAGTAGAACAGCCTAAAAAACTCAAGAGCGACATCATTGAGATTATTGAGACCGAAGAGCCCGTAAACGAGTACGGACGTGTGTGGTCTGACTCCACCTTCCTGAATGAGAACGGAGTGTACAAGGGAGACATCGTTCGCTTTGAGAAGAACGCTGACTACTCTATGGACGTGGATGGCAAGAAGGTGTGGCGTATGATGTTTAACCACCTGATGTTTGTCACCGATGAAGTCCCAGGAAAGTAAGTTTACCACGGTAGATGCAGCACGAAGGCTGTTGTCTTCTATGGAGCAAGCTATCAATGGACTTATTGAGGAGATTCGTAAGCCAGTAGATGCTGAACTTACAGGCTCTGCCAGGAAGGCGGAACTCAGCGCCATCAAGCAGTCTGTTATAGACGCACGTGAACTGATTCAGGAGCGTCAGAGGTTGGAGGAACTTATCAGGTCGCTAGAAGACAATGACGAGGTATCCGAGGATAGAGACTTTAAGGCTGGCTTTGCCGAGCGTAAGATAAAAGGATAATGGCTGGATTAAAGGTCGTAGACAAGGAGACTATTATAAACATATGTCCCGACAACACTGCTGGTGACATCATAGAGCTATTTGACCTATTTATACAGCTTCCTAAGCAGCCAGAGAAGAAGGACATCCTGTTCAGCGATATGAAGAAGTCTGAGCAGATGTGGAGACGCATAGACCTGCCTAAAGAACTGCTTTCTATCAAGTCTATGGACGAGTGGTACGAGACTCCACGTGAATTTCAATTGCGCTACTCTCCAATCATTGATAAGGAGTTTGACCGCAGACGGAATGGTGTGTGGTTTATGAATAATGGAGAGCCTACATACATCACAGGGCACCACTATATGTTCCTACAGTGGTCTCGTATAGATATCGGATACCCATCTTACCTAGAATTCCAGCGTAGGCTGTTCCTGCATCAGATGGCCTGTGAGGTTGACCCTAGATGTATGGGACAGATTTACGTCAAGTGTAGACGTTCTGGGTATACCAATATGTGTAGTTCTATCATTACTGACGAGGCTACGCAGGTGAAGGAGAAGTTGCTTGGCGTAATGTCCAAGACGGGTACGGACGCACAGGAGGCTGTCTTTATGTCTAAGGTTGTCCCCATCTTTAGGTCCTATCCATTCTTCTTCAAGCCCATCCAGGACGGTACCACAAACCCACGTGTGGAGTTAGCGTTCCGTGAGCCAGCTAAACGAATCACCAAGACCAATAAAACCTCTCAGCGTGGAGAGGCACTCGATACTATAATTAACTGGAAGAATACAACAAACAACGCATATGACGGATCTAAAACACACCTACTATTCTTTGATGAGGCTGGTAAGTGGCTCAAACCCAGTGACATACGTGAGTCTTGGCGTATCCATAGAACCTGTCTCCTTATTGGTCGTAAGATTATTGGAAAGGCTCTTGTAGGTTCTACGGTAAACCCGCTGGATCAGGGAGGTCGCCAGTACAGAGACTTGTACTATAATTCTGATCCAAAAGACCGAAACGATAACGACAGAACAAAGTCTGGCCTGTATAAGGTATTTATCCCTGCATACGAGGCGCTAGAAGGCTTCTTTGACAAGTACGGTAATCCCATCGTGGACGATCCGAAGGAGCCTATTGTTAGTATGGATGGTGATGTCATCAAGATTGGAGCTAAGACGTTCTTGAAGAACGAAAGAAAGGCGCTAACCAACGACAGCTACGAACTCAACGAAGTCATCCGCCAGTTCCCGTTTACGGAAGACGAGGCGTTCCGAGACTCTACCAAGTCAAGTCTGTTCAACATTGGAAAGATATACGAACAGATTCAGTATAACGATGAGTTGTATCCAGACCCCGTGGTGCGTGGAAACTTCGTATGGGAGAATGGAGTACAGGACACCAAGGTGCAGTTCAAGCCTGATTCGGATGGCAGGTGGTACATCACCTGGATGCCAGACCCTGAGGATAGGAGCGTGATGAAGATGGAGAACGGTAAGCGTGTGCCGCCTAACCATATGTACGGATGTGGAGGCGTTGACTCCTATGACCTAGATGCTACGGTGGATGGTCGTTCTTCTAAAGGTGCCTGCCATATGTACCTCAAGTTTAATATGAAGTACCCAAGCAACACCTTCATCGCAGAGTATGCATCAAGGCCGCCATTGGCTAGAATCTTCTACGAGGATGTACTGATGGCTTCTGTGTTCTTCGGCTTCCCGCTGCTGATAGAAAACAATAAGTACGGCATCGTGAGATACTTTGAGTCTAGGGGGTATGATGGTTATGTTATGGACAGACCTGAACACCTCGGTGGTTCTACAAACCACGTCACGGTAAAGTCAAAGGGTATCCCATCTAACTCACAGGATGTCATCCAGGCTCACGCACAGGCTATTGAGGCATTTATCCACGAGCACGTAGGGCTGAATAATGACAGCGGAACCTACGGAAAGATGTATTTCAATAGGACGCTAGAGGACTGGATCAATTTCAAGATTGATGACAGAACCAAGTATGACTTGTCTATATCGTCAGGTCTTGCACTGCTAGCAGCACAGAAGGTAGCCAAGGAGAAGAAGATAGTAAACTTCAACGACAAGGTGTTCTTCCGCAAGGCAAAACAGATAGTTAGATAAATCAATACCTTTGTAGGATATATACGACATTATGTCGTAAAATAAGGCTTAACGTATGATAGATGATGTAGGATTGAGCTCAGGGCTCGGATTTCCAGACCCACTAGCGCCACACGCTACGAAGGTCACAAAGGAATACGGGCTCAAATATGCGAAAGGCGTATACGCTCAGTGGGGTGGAACAGAAACTACAGGCTCTCTGTACAATAGACGCTGGAAGGAATTCCAGGTCAACAGGGACTATGCCAACGGTACGCAGGACACCAATATATACAAACAGATTCTAACCTCGCTGGACCCGAACAACGGAGACGGTGCACTGATGTCCCTAGACTGGACACCTGTACCTATCGTCCCTAAGTTCGTGAAGGTAGTAGTGAATAAGATTCTGTCCACTGAACCATTCCCCAACGTAGACGCTATCGATCCCATCTCTCAGACCGAGAAAGATAAGGAGAAGGCTAGAATCAAATTCCGCATTGAGAACAAGGCTGCCATCAAGCAGGCCAAGGACGCAGGTATCGATGTAGACTTCAATCCTGATGATTTGCCCGACACCACCGAGGAGGCAGAGATTTTCCTAGAGTCTTCCGTTAAGACAGGCGCAGAGATTGCTGCACAGATTGCTACAAGACTTACGCTGTCCTGGAATGACTTCAACGAGCGCATCTACAGACGTAATGTAGAAGACATCGTCACTGTAGGTATGGCAGTTGTCAAGAGAGACAATGACCCAAACTACGGAATCAAGACCAAGTACGTAGACCCAGCATTCTTCATCCATAGTTTCACAGACGACCCGAACTTTACGGACTGCGTCTATATGGGCAGTATCCAGCGGATGACTATCCAAGAGTTAAAGAGAATCGCTAGAGACCAATTCACGGAAGAGGAATACGAGCGTATCGCACGTAGCGTAGCCAATAGACTTGGCAACAATGCCGACAGACTGATGGATATGCACTTCGACCCATCGCTGAGTTCCTACAACTACGGATACGATGAGTTCACCGTAGAGATTATGGACTTCGAGTTTGTGAGCGTAGACCAAATCATCTTCGAGAAGAAGACCTCACGCTTCGGTAACGAAGGATTCTACTACAAGGGGTACACCTACAAGGCCCCAGCGCAGTCTGTGTACGACAGAGAGCCTGTGGCTATGAATAACGCTACCCTCTATGGAGGTAAGTACATCGTAGGTACAGACTACCTATTTGACTACGGCCTGAAGAAGAATATCCCGAAAAACATCCACGACCTCTCTAGAACTCGGTTCTCGTACTCTGTTGTTGCGACAAACATCAGACGTATGATCCCTAAGTCTATGGTTAGTGGCGTAATTGGATTTGCGGACCAGTTGCAACTCTCTCACCTAAAGATTCAGCAATCTGTTGCCAAGGCCAAGCCTGACGGATTGCTTGTAGACATCGAGGGTCTTGAGAATGTACAACTCGGACGTGGCGGAGAACTACAGCCTCTAGACATCCAGGACATCTACGAGCAGACGGGTGTATTCTACTACCGCTCTAAGAACCCTGATGGAGGATTCCAGAACCCACCTGTCCGCTCACTGGACAACAGCATCAGAAACATCAATGAACTGATTACGCTGTACAACCACTACCTACGTATGATCCGTGACGCTACGGGTATCAACGAGGCTATGGACGCTTCTACCCCAAAGGGAGAGCAGCTAGTAGGCGTACGTCAGCAGGCCATTGCGGCTGGAAATAACGCCATCTACGACATTACTAACGCTTCTATGGTACTCTACCGCAGAGTGTGTGAAGATGTCGTTAAATGCCTTCAAATCATCCCTGTGAACTCTATCCTGTACAAGGCATACGAGAACGCTATCGGAAGAGAGAATATGTCCGTGCTAAGTTCGTTTAAGGACTTACCTATGTACAACTTCGGTGTACGTGTAGTTACCGAGATGAACGACCAGGACAAGGCTTACTTGGAGGCTAACATCCAAGCAGCATTGAGCACGGGTGAGATTGACCTAGAAGATGCTATCGCCATCCGACAGCTTCGTGACGTAGATCAGGCCGAGAAGTTGCTTATCGTGCGTAGAAAGAAGCGCATCAAGCAGCGTCAGGAGGTTGCAGCACAGAACTCTCAGATGCAGGCACAGGCCAATATTCAGACGGCACAGGCTACTGCTCAGGGCGAGGCTCAACTGGAGCAACTTAAGTCTCAGCTGGACATCCAGAAGATGCAGATTGAGGCCCAGGTGAAGTCGCAACTCCTGCAGGTGGAATACAACCTGAAGATGCAGCTGGAGCAGTTGAAGCTAGGAGTCCAGCAGCAGCAGGATGACCAGAAGACGCAGCAGATGCAGGCAATGGAAGAGATGAAGGAGGAGAAGAAAGATGAGCGCATCGACAAACAGGCTGTCGCTCAGTCCAAACTCATCTCCCAGAGACAGGGCAAGAGACCTGAACTGACGGACGAACAGGAGGATGACATTATGAAAATCCTTGCTGGAGAATAACGTATATTTGCATAACATAGTATTGACCCTTGCTTTTTGAACTTTTATCTTTTGAACTATGGCTTACGAGAATATTCAGGCGGATACTAATTTCTACCGCCAATCCTTCGGTCAGAAGGGCTTTAGAATTATCACATCCGCTTTCACTCCAGTGGCTGACGAGCAGTATCGTGTTATTGTCCCGTTAGAGGATTCAACCGTTAGTGCTACTTCACTTGGAGCAGTCGGAGATAATCTGTCATCTACCGCAATTCCTGCTGGGTTAGCGGTTTATGGACTATTCAGCTCTGTAACTGTATCTACTGGTAAAGTACTAGCCTACATCGCCTAAGTTATGTTAGGTTTAGGCTTGGGTGTAAGCAAGTCTGGCACAACTAAAGATGCAGCCAGTTCTTTGCTCAGTTCCTACATTTCCAGAGTAACTACTGCTGGTGGTTATCTTGAGGGTAATGGATGTGCTCTTCAGAAACTTAGGTCTTTAAAGACTCAAGGATTGCTAAATGACGCTTCTTGGGTGCTTATTCCAGAGGGTATTGAGGAAGATATTGTATATGCCCAAAAGTCAACCAATGGATTGGGGGATTTGACCTTCACCCGTGCGAGCGATGCCACCCGTACCAATAGTGCAGGGGTGATTGAACGGACTCCGTGGAATCTACTTACGTCATCGGAAATGTTTACCGATGCAACTTGGACGAAAAGAAACGGCACTATATCTGCAAATGTTGTAAATGCCCCAAATGGAACGTTAACTGCTGACAAAATTGTAGAGGCTGCTACAACTGGATTTCACTCTATACTGCAATCAAATACTTCTCGTCTTGGCGTAGCATATACCTTCTCGGTTTATCTTAAAGCAGCTGAAAGAACTTGGGCATTGGTTTGGTTTGATGCCGAAATCGCTGGTGCTTATGTTAATTTGTCAACTGGCGAACTTGGAACGGTTTCCGCTGGGGTTACCGCAAGTGTAACAAGTGTTGGCGATGGATGGTATAGGTGTGTTATTTCGAAGAATATAGTCACTGGTGCGAATGTTGCGGTATATACAGCAACAAGCAACGGAGGAGCATCTTACGTTGGAAATGGAACAAGCGGTCTTTTTGCTTGGGGAGCCCAACTCGTTGAAGGCACAGACGCAAAGCCCTACTTCGCAACTACCAACCGCCAAGATGTACCACGCCTGGACTACCGCAATGCAGACGGGAGTTTGAGTACTTGTCCTCGGCTCTTGCTTGAACCCCAGCGCACCAACTCCATCCGCAACTCAACGATGGTGGGGGCGGTGGCGGGTAGTCCTGGGACTTTGCCTACGAATTGGGGGGTAACAAGTGGGGGGTTAACGCAAACAATTGTAGGGGTCGGAACTGAAGACGGACTACCATACATTGACGTGCGATTAAACGGCACGGCAACTGGAACCGCTGCACAAATAAGTAGCGAAGGTGTAGCACAAATTGTAGCTGCTCAAGGCCAAGTTTGGGCAAATTCAATTTATGCAAAAGTAATAAGCGCCCCAAATCCGCCACTTTCGTATGACATTTCATTTCGTGAAGGAGATTCGGGCAGCAATTTAATAGCAACTGGAACGGTGCCTTTTACACCGACCTCGGTACTAACAAGATTTTCAGCAACCAGAACACTAACAGGAGCTGCTACCACCCGTATTCAGCCAAGGATTCAAATTAACCTCACCAACGGAGCCGCCTACGACTTCACCATCCGCATCGCTGCTCCTCAAATGGAATTGGGGGCAACTGCAAGTACGTTCATTCCTACAACGACTGCTGCGGTGACGAGGTTGGCAGATTTTGCAAATAAGACTGGGGTTTCTGATTTGATTGGGCAGACGGAGGGGACTTTTTATACAGATTTGCAAATAAGCCAAACAACCACAAGGGCTATATTTTCACTTGACATAGGAACTACCACTAATTACATAGCAGCAACTACAAATACTACTAATCAGGTGAGGGTAGCCATTGCTCAAGCAGGTTCGGCAACTAACGTAATAACGTCATCTGCTCTAACTTTGGGACGGCATAAATTGGCTATTGCTTACAAATCTGGTGATTATGCGCTTTACATTGATGGAGTTCAAGCAGGCACAAGTAGTTCAACAAACTTCCCGATTGGTGTATTGAGTCAAATTATACTTGCAAGTTCTGGTTATGGCCAATTGAGCGATGGCTATGCCCAAGCTGCTCTATTCCCTACCCGATTGACAAACGCCCAACTGGCACAACTCACCACGCTATGACCTATCTAAAACACGCTTGGCCAACCGAAGGCCAATTCATCACCGATATGCTTTCAGCAGGATTCGCCACGATGGAAGAAGACCAAATCACGTTTGTTGATTGCTACGTTCATCAAATCGGACTTGTTGAAAACGACCCACGTTGGGCAGTTGACATCATCTGGACGGGTGACGTACAATTTGAATCTTTGTGCGTGTGGCCTACGCCAGGTAGTGCTGTTCACTTTTTCGCAGGCTATGAAGCTCAGTACGCTGCTGACTTTTGTGCAAACAATCCTGAATCTCCATTTTGTACCTTAGCACTTGAAAATGAGTAACGATGAAACACGATAGCACAGAGGCCGTAGCAGCATCTTGGGGGCTTACTATAGGTGGCCTAACATTGGCACAAGTACACCAGATTGCTGGTCTATTTGTAATGGTAGTATCCTTCTGCTACACTCTGTGGCGTTGGCATAGAGATATTAAAAACGGAAAATGAACTTGCTTATAGAACGCATCTTCAAGAACTGGAAGACCACACTGCTGGGCTTGGCTATGATAGTCGCCTGCTTTGTGTTGGTATTCCTAGAGAAGGCTACACTATCTGAAGCCTCTATGTTCATTGTAGGTGGGTTCACTATGCTGTTCTTACGTGACAGCGCAGACTCGGCAAAGCCAACAAAGAAGTACGATGGAGAGTGAATACTTTGAACTCTGGGAAGTAGAAGCCTCGCACACTGCGAAGCGTCTAGGCATTGACAACACCGCACCTAAGGATGTTGTAAAGAATGCTGAGTACTTAGCTCAACAGCTTTTAGATAAGGTACGTGAGCACTTCGGTGTGCCTGTGTACACGTCCTCTTGGTATCGCTCTCCCGCCTTGAATAAGAAGGTGAAAGGTTCATCTACCTCACTCCACCTGACGGGGTCTGCAGTAGACATTGATATGGATGGACGTAACTCCATCTCCAACAGACAGATATTCGAATACATCAAGGACAACTTGCTGTTCACAGAACTAATCCTAGAACATCCTGATAAGAACGGTAACCCAGCGTGGGTACACGTAGCTCTTGTAAAGGGAAGAGAGGAAGAGATGGAAGTATTAATCGCTAAAAGAAACAAAGATGGCAAGACTGTTTATTCTCCTTATTCTGCTTAGTTCCTGCTCTGCGGAGTGGCACCTAAAGAAGGCACTGAAGAAAGACCCCAAGATTATAGAGACCAAGGTTATCAATATCTACGATACCCTGTGGACTAACTCTATTAAGTTCAAGGACTCTGTCAACATTGACTTCAAGGACAGCCTTATTATTACGAACGATACCGTGCAGGTAAAGCTGTACAAGAAAGGTAAGCGTCAACTTATCGTTAAGACGGTAGTTAAGCCATACCCTATCTACAAGAAGGTGAGAATCGTGGAGACTAAGTACAAGCGGCACTGGAACAGTATTCTGTGGCAAGTAGTATTTGCTGTTGGTTCCGTGTACTGTGCTGGCATTGTAATCAACAACTTGCTAAACAGAAAGTAAGTGGGTCTTATAGACGTATATAGAATCAACCCTGCGGACTCATTCTCCGTAAAGAGCGCTTCCCTAAAGAAGCAGCAGGACATCACGTACTTCACGCTCCTAGCGAAGATACGTGGAGATCTTAACCTTACTTCTATAGACAGCAATGTAGACAACTGGAACTCCGCATACGACAACGTAGTGGTGTCAGGCAATGTCACGGGATACAATACCAAAACCATCAACCTAGTACGTAGGGATGGCTCTGTAGTGTCATTCAGCTTTGAGGACTTAAATTCTCCAGAAGTTGACACGCTTGATACGGTCACCACCAGAGGAAACGTGACTGTGAATACCATAGACGTAGGTGGGGTAAAGACAGACTACGTTCAATTTGACACCACAGCTAGTCCTACGCTCAGCGTTGGGATGATGGCCTGGAATACTACTGATGGTACTGCAGACATTCGGTTGATGGGCAACAACGTTACCTTGCAGGTTGGTCAGGAGGAAGTAATCAGAGTTGTAAACAAGACAGGCTCTAACCTTCTAGAGTCTCAGTATAAGGTAGTGAGGGTACGTACTGCTGCTGAGGGTGGTGCTCAAGGGCAAAGACTTGCCGTACTTCTTGCTCAGGCAAACAGCAGGGCGAATCACAGCGGTGTCCTTGGACTTGTTACTGAGAACATAAACAACAACCAAGAAGGATTTGTTACCGCCTTTGGTTTTATTAGAAACATAAATACAACTGGAAATCTTCAGGGAGAGAGTTGGTCTGACGGAGATGCGCTATGGCTGTCTGCAACTGTGGCTGGGAATGTTACTAACATTGAACCTGCTGACCACCCCGTACAGATTGGCTATGTGACATATGCACACCAAAATAACGGGAAGATATTTGTAAAGATTGAAAATGGAGTTGATGAATTATCTGAACTGCACGATGTAAAAATTACGTCTATAGCGAACAACCAGATATTAAAGTACAATTCTTTTACTCAGCGATGGGAGAACGTAAATATATCTTCTGTAGCTGCAACACTAGCATTTAGCACTATCGCTGTGTCTGGGCAATTTAGTATAGTAGCTGACTCTACAGCTGATACACTTACTGTTGCTGCTGGCACTGGTATGTCTATTACGACAAATGCTGGAACTGATACGCTAACAATTACAAATAACGACAGAGGGTCTTCTCAGAATATCTTCAAGAATATAGCAGTAGCAGGACAGAGCACAGTAGTAGCTGATAGTAATAACGACACGCTTACCCTTATTGCTGGGTCTAATGTTACCATCACCACCGATGCTGTCAATGATACGATTACCATCAACTCTACGGGTGGTGGTGGAGGTGCTAGCGGAACTGTTACGTATGTAGATGTAGTAGGAGGTACTGGCATCAGTACTACGGGTGGACCTGTAACTACCACTGGTACCATTACCGTTACCAATACCGACCCAGGGTCTGCGCAGAATATATTTAAGAATGTAGCAGTAAGCGGTCAGAGCGATATTGTAGCAGACTCTAACAACGACACGTTAACTGTTGCTGGAGGTACTGGCATATCTCTAACTACGAATGCAACTACAGACACGCTTACCATTACAAACTCAGCCCCCGACCAGACTGTAGTACTTACCGCTGGAGCAAACGTATCCATTACGGGAACGTATCCTTCGTTTACCATCGCATCTAGCGACCAGTTTGTAGGCACGGTAACTTCCGTAAACCTTACTGCAGGAACGGGTATGGCTGTCTCTGGAGGCCCCATCACCACAAGCGGCTCTATAACCGTCACCAACAACGACAGAGGATCTTCTCAGAACATATTCAAGGTTATAGACGTGGCAGGACAGACTCCCGTCACTGCAACGAGCAACAGCACTGTCTTAACAGTAGAAGCTGGAACAGGTATCTCTGTAACTACAAACGCACTAGCTGGTTCTATACGGTTCACCAACTCAGACCTGGGTTCTGCACAGAACATATTCAAGAACATAGCAGTAAGTGGAAGTAGTACTATCGTAGCGGACAACAACAATGACACGCTAACGGTAACGGCTGGTACTGGAATAACTTTGTCTGGTAATGCTACCACTGATACGTTAACGATAACAAACAGTGCCCCCGACCAAGTTGTTAGTATCACTGGTGCTGGCACTACCACTGTAAGTGGGACGTATCCAAACTTTACTGTAACCTCTAACGACCAGTATGTAGGAACCGTAACTTCTGTGGGTGTTACAGCAGGAACTGGCATTACCGTTTCAGGGTCTCCTATTACTAGCAGCGGGTCTATAACTGTTACTAATAACGACAGGGGTTCTAGTCAGAATATATTTAAGAATGTTGCCGTACCTGGAAGCCCTACTATAGTAGCAGCTAACAATAACGATACTTTCACAATTAAACCAGGCAGCGGTATATCCGCCACGACAACTGGAAATGACATAACGCTGTCAAATACTGACCCAGGTTCTACGCAAAACATATTTAAAAACATTGCAGTAGCTGGACAGTCTACCATCGTTGCTGATAGCAACAACGATACTCTTACCCTTGTTGCTGGATCTAATGTTACGCTGACTACAAATGCGACAACAGATTCTGTAACCATAGATGTATCCACACCTTCATCTGCAACTCCTGCTGACGCTATATACCAAAGGGATTACGCATCTCCGTTTGTAATTCCAGGCACCTGGGCTGTTGTTAATATAAACTCTTTTGATATTAGAGTGTCTGTAAACAAGACACCTGCAGACGACAACAGAGCGTATTTCTTTGTGACATTTGAGGTAGAGAGTACAGAGTCTGGTCCACAGTTCCGTATGTTTAAGTATAAGCTGTACAACTCTACTCTTGCGGCAGATGTGACAGATTCAGAATCTTACTGGGTTGGTTATATGTACGGAACATCAGAAGTGCCATATACTACCTTTTCCTTCCATATTCCTAGTGATGACTCAAATCTAACCGCTGGAGACGTTATAGAACTTCAGGTACAAGAGCTTTCAGCAGGCACTGCGCCTAACATTACCTATGCGGCATTAAGCTACATCGATGCTGTTGGATAAGCATTATCTTTGTATTAAATTTAAATCCATATGAACCAAGAAAACAAGAAACTCGAACAGAGCGAATTGGACAGCCTCAAGCAGGCAGTTCAGAACACCGCAGAGCTGGAAGCAGCAATCGCAAAGCTGTCTATCCGCAGACTATCCATCCAGGGTGAGATTGAATCTTACTTTGAAAAGTGGAAGCATCACGCAGAACAGCTTGAAGGTATTCGCAAATCCATCGCTGAGAAATACGGAGATGGATCTATTAACATTGAAGACGGAACCTTTACACCTAAGGAATAATGGACGAACGTATCAAGAATCTGTTGCAGAAGAATGGGCTTAGCGGGGTTAACAAACCCAAGCGCACACCTAGCCATCCCAAGAAGTCACACGTGGTGCTGGCTAAAGATGGCAACAAGGTTAGGCTTATTCGTTTTGGAGAACAGGGGGCTGATACAGTTACAGAGAGTAACCCTTCACCGCAGAGAGCAAAGAAGCGGGCTAGCTTCAAGGCACGTCACGCTAAGAATATTGCCAAGGGTAAGATGAGTGCTGCTTGGTGGGCCGATCGCTATAAGTGGTGAAAATCAACAAGTTACATACGCAAACACACGCTTGATATTTTTTGATAATTTTGCTTTTGTTAAACCAATAATTTAATTAAGATGAGTGATTCTTTGAATAACGATGACTTGAAGGCCCTAGGCTTTGATGTCTCTGATACTATGCCAGGTGATGTCTCACTAGAAGGAGTTGATTTTGACAACTCAGGACAGGGAGATGGAGACTTGTCTCAGGTATTCGGTCCAGCAGATATTGATCTGACTAAGACTGCAGAACCTGAACCAACAGCCTCGGAGCCAGCAACGGGAAGCGCACCTGCGTCTACTGAACCTGCTCCAGATAGTTCTTTAAATAGTGAACCCCAATCGCAAGACATTTCTGATGAGGAAATTGAATCTGTTGTATTGGACTTTCTGAGCGAGCGGCTCGGACGTTCAATTGCCAGCCTAGAGGAACTCACAGCAACGTCAAGCGAAGCACAGCGAGAAATCGATGAGCGTGTGAAGGTGATTGCAGACTTCGTTGAGAAGACTGGCAGATCTCCAGAAGACTGGTTCCGATACCAATCACTCAACCCATCCGATATGGATGATATGAGTGCTGTCCGTCTTAAGATGGCGAATGAGTATCCTAATCTGTCCTCAGAAGAGGTCGGCCTGCTTGTCAACTCTCAGTACAAACTCGATGAGGATATGTACTCAGAGGATGAAGTCAGATTGTCTAAGCTACGTTTAAAGATTGACGCAGAAAAGGCTAGGAATGAGATTGAATCTGTTCGCAGTTCATACCTTATGCCGAAGCCTAAGGAACAGAATCAGGAAGCCGTTTATGAGTCTCCGTTCGATGATTCTTGGAGAGGTCAATTGTACAAGGAGGTTGATGAATTTGAATCGATTGAGTTTGAACTCGGTCAGGACAAGTCCTTCAAGTTCGGTATTAACGACACCTACAAGAACGAACTGAAACAAAAGAACGGTAATCTGGAGACTTTCTTTGACCAGTACGTGAACGAGAAAGGGGACTGGAACTACGAGATGCTGAACGCACACAGAACTGTTTTGGACAACATTGATGAAATTGTCAAGAATGTCTACAACCAGGGCCTGTCGGACGGTCAGCGCAAACTTGTAGAGAAGGCCGCTAACGTTGACGCTGGATCACCGAACCCAGTCAATGTTCCAACAAATGATGCTGTTCTAGAGCAGTTGAGGAATGCTTTAGGACAGTCCGACAATCTCCTCAGATTCCGTGTTTAACACATAAAACAAAAGAAAAATGTCAGTAACAGTCCCAGCGGATTTTTCACCCGCAGCGTTTAGACGCTTAGACCCGACCAAGTACGTATCCTTGGGCGATTTTATTAACCAGGTTAACAAACCTGACAACCGTGATATGCTGGTTAAGACCTATGGCAACCAGACCATCACAGGATTTTTGCAAATGACAGGAGCTGTCAAGTCTAACGGTACTGCCGATGAGGTTCAGTACTGGGAAGAGACTCGTCTGCACCCCGCACAAGTTGTTACGTTCGCTGCATCTGCTGCTCCTGGAGCAACTGCTTTGACGTTGAATATGGCTTCTGCTGCTACTAGTGCAACTGGAGCTACTAAGGCTGCCGCTCAGAAGTACTTGCGCCTGAATGACGTAGTGTTGATTAATGGTGTCGACAGATTCATCATCACTGGTATTACTGGTGGAGAATTGAGCGGACCTAGTGGAGCTACTGCATCTATGCAAACTGCTACTGCTGCTGCTACTGCTGTTGCTCTGTCTTCTGTTGGCTTGACTGCTTCTGCTGCAGCCGCTTCCGCTACCCTTCCTATCGTTGGTAACTTGTTCGCACAAGGTTCTGACCAGAACCAAGGCTACTTGGAGAGCGATGTAGTTAGACGCACCAATCCTTATATGATCTTGAAAGAGACCTACAAGGTTACTGGTTCTCAGGCTACGAACATCGGCTGGATCAACTTGGGTAATGGCGACTACCGCTGGTACATCAAGTCTGAACAAGATACCCGTAAGCGTTTCTTGGACAAGCGTGAGATGATGATGCTGTTGGGTGTTACCAATACTAACAACGTTTCCATTAACGGAACCATCGAAGGCTCTGAAGGTTACTTCTCTGCTATCGAGAATCGTGGTATGGTAAATAGCGGATACCTTCAAACCTTGACTGATATTGATGATATGGTTAAAGAGTTTGACAAGCAGGGCTCCGCTCCTGAGTACGCTATGTACATTAACCGTCAGCAGGACTTGTTCTTGGATGACCTGATTGCTCGTGGATTGAATGGCGCTACTGCAAATGTTGCTACCATCGGTTCTCAAGCCTTCGGCACATTTAGCAATGGAGAGGCTGCTGTTAAGTTGGGCTTCACTTCTTTCAAGCGTGGTTCTTACACGTTCCACAAGCAGTCTTGGAAATTGTTGAACGAGCCTACCTTGTTGGCAAATTCTGTTTACAAGGGTGTTGCTATCCCAATGGCTACTGTAGTTGATCCTAAGACTGGAGATCGTTCTCCCGCTTTGGAAATGAACTACAAAGCATCTAACGGATACAGCCGTGAAATGGAGCACTGGATGACTGGTTCTATCTTGGGCGTAACGAACACCAACGTTGACTCGTTGCAGTTCAACTACCGTTCCGAGTGCAACTTGGTTACTCGTGCTGCTAACCGCCACTTGTTGATTAAGTAATCACCTGAGTAGTTGGAGGGGCCTTGTGCCCCTCCTTTCTACTCTTTTCTTTTTAATGTTAATTATATTCAGTTATGGCTTACCAAAAAAAGACGGCTCCCGTCTCTCCCGCTGTTGAGGCAGCATCATCCGACATCCCAGTCGTTAAAAGAAAGGAAAAGGTTCAAGATGGACCAAAACAAAAGATTTACGTAATTGACTCTGGAGGTGGTGTAGTGTTCCGCATCTCTCAGAACGATGTATTTGTATTCGACAAAGAGACTGGGCATAATAGAGCTATTAGGTATTGTCCTGGAGAGCGCTCTGTGTTTGCCGATGAACAGTCTCCAAATTCTGTCCGTAGCGATGTAGTGTTCCGTGATGGTATGCTTATGGTTGATGCAAATAAGCCAAACCTCGCCAAGTTCTTGGATATGCATCCAGACAACAGAGCAAATGGAGGTGGTATTTTCCGATTGATGGATACAGAGAAAAAAATTGAGGTTGAACTTGACTCCGAGTTCTTGGTACACGATGCCATTACCCTAGTACGTGAGAAGGGCATTGACGAACTGATTCCCGTGGCTATGTCTTTGGGTGTCAATACGGACCAGGGCGTTAAGGAGATCAAGCACGAGTTGCTTCGTGAGGCTAAGGCACGTCCACGTGTATTCATTGATATGTTTGACAACCCAGTAGTCAAGACCCGCTCTATGATTATGCAGGCTATGGACTTCCAGATTATCAGCGCACGTGGCGATGGTATGTACTGGTACGACTCAGGTCGTATTATCGTATCCACTCCAGCGGGTATGGACAGCGTTGAGGTTATGACTCAGTTCTGTATGACCGACAAGGGTCTGCCTGTTACGGAGGAGTTAAAAAGGGAACTAAGCAAAATTGCTTAAATTCTTAACTGCTTGAAAGTTAGAGGGGCCAAGTGCCCCTCTTCTTTTTTCTTATCTTTGTGTCAAAGTATTCTATAATGGCTAGTGTTTACAGGGTATATTCGGCACTAAAGGATTTGGTAAACAAGGACCAGCGTGGATTTGTCACGCCATCCGTATTTAACAGCCTTGCCTCTGCGGCACAGATGAACGTATATAATAATCTGTTCGAGTCTGCCGCCCTAAATAAGAGACTACGTATGTCCCAGTTTGACGCTGGTGCGGAGAAGTCTCGTGTAAAGATGGACAGCGAAGACCTGTCGGTGTTCTCTAAGTCTGCTACAGTATCTCTCACGTCAGGTGTCGGGGCTAAGCCTGCAGACCTTGGGCGTATCATCTCTATGGTCAATAATGCAAACTCTGCACAGGTTGGACTCGTGTATGACGATGCCAAGATTGACTACATCAACAGAAGCTCTCTATCTGCGCCTACTGCGGCTGCTCCTGTGGCGCTTATCAGCAATGACATTCAGGTATTCCCTACCAGTGTTGCTGCGGTTAAGTTGCGTTACTACAAGGTGCCCCAGGGTATTGTTCCTGCCACTGGAGCCAAGTCTGCTAGCCAGCCCAAGTTCGGATACACGGTAACCGCAGGTAAGGAAATCTACAGTGCAGCGAACAGCATTGACTTTGAACTGCCTGAGACTTACTTTTCCGAGTTGGTGATTGAAATCGCTAAGATGATTGGAGTTAACTTGAGAGACCAGGACGTGTACGCATACGCTGCGAGTCAAGATAAAACAGCTCAGTAATGGCAAGAAATACGGTAACGATTAGTCAGATTGTCAACGACTTTATGTTGGGCATTGACAGCGATGACTACGCAAACAATGTCTCCGATGTAACTGTACGCAACTACGCACTGCGTGGTGTACGTGAGATGGGTTTTGATATCCTTAAGCGCATCAAGTCTACGCAGTTGACGCTCAACGCAAACAACACTGTAGACCTCCCTGTAGACTTCGTAGATATGCTCAAGATTGGAACTATCGGTTCTGACGGGCTGTTCTACGTGTACGGAGAGAACAAGAATATGAACTTGAGCAACGTCACTCCTATTGACGACTCGGATAGCCTACTGTACGGATACGACTCCTACCTGTTCAGAAACTACGTGTACTCTACTTCTGATGGACGTATGTACGGACTAGGCGGTGGATTCTACTCTGGTGAGTTTAGATTTGATATGGAGAACAACAGAATAATTCTGTCCTCTGATTCAAACGTGGAGAACATCTATATGGAGTACATCGCAGACGAAGCGCTCACTGCTGATCCATCTGTACACGTATACGCTGAAGAGGCGCTGCGTAAGTATATCTACTGGAGCATTGTTCAGAAGAAGGCTAACGTGCCTGCAAACGAGAAGGAACGTGCACGTAGAGACTACTACAATGAATTGCGCCTTGCTAACTCAAGACTGAAGTCGTTCTCTAAGGAGGAAGCTCTTAAGACCATCAGGAAAAATTTCCGCCAATCTCCTAAAGCTTAAGCACTTATGGCTATAGATAAGCTCACCCCCAGGTACCTCAACCTAGATGACGAGGCACGTCTTATCAAGAATATGGAGATGACAGATGCACTGAACGTCCGTGTATCTGCTACCGAAGAGGGCAATGAGGGTGTTATTAAGAACGCATTTGGAAACAGTGCTGTAGCCTTTAAGTCTGGAAACAACTGGCAGAATAAGCCACACGCACTTCCCGCTGGAAGCAATCAGGTAGTAAGTTCTTTGGAGGACAAGGCTACTGGGCAGGTAATCTTCTTTGTGTGGAATAGTAATTCTAATCATAGCATCTACAGATTTACCACCTCATCGGATTTCTGTGAGTTGGTGTATAGAGATTCTGTTCTTTCGTTCAGAAGAAACTCACATATTCAGGCGAACATTATCAAGAACCTGAATGATGATTCATTGCTGTACTTTACAGATGGTAACGTATCCCCGAAGAGGATTAATATCACAGCGGCAATCAGTGGTTTGTACTCTGATGTGTTAAACAGTGGAACAGCCTCAGAGAAGCTACAGTTCCTTACTGTGGCACGTATGCCTCCGATGGACCCTCCTTCGTATCAATTCAGAACTGATACAACATTTGAGGATAATCTGATCTACAACAAGAACTTTCAGTTTGCCTACCAGTACGTATACAATGACGGAGAGGTATCTGCTATCTCTAAATATACAGACTTAGCAGTTGCGCCTAATCAGTATCTAGATGGCATCATAGACGACCAGCAGGAACTAGAGTACAACTACATCAGACTGACTTTAAAGAGCAGCGTTGCTGACGTTAGTAAACTGCGTGTACTTGCACGTAATGGAAATGAAGGGTCGTTCTTTATTATTGGAGAATTACCCAACCCTATTTCTACCACGGTACAGAATCTCACTCTAGATTTCTACAACGACAGCACGTATAAGTACGTGTCTCAAGACGAGCAGGATAAGCTTTACGATGCTGTTCCTCTTACCGCTCAGGCGCAGACTATCTCAGGGAACAGATTGTTCTACGGTAACTACGTAGAGGGATACGAAAACACGAACACTTCGTCAACTACCCTTGTAAACTACGAAGCTGAGCCACAGACGATTAATATACCTGTAACGCTATCTTACGACACAATACTCAGAGCTGGCCCATCGTTGCAAAATCCTGGTAATGACTCAGCGCAAAATGCGTATAACAATATAAAAATCAATTTAGATTTATCTGGATACTCCCCATCAAACAGCGTGTCTAGGGCAATCATAAACTTCTCGTTAAACCTAAGCGGAAAGGAAAACGATAAGGCATTTGATTTGTATTACTTTTTCCCTTTTGGTATATTTTTTAACTGGGTAGAGTTAGATGATGACTTAATAGAAAAGAACGCTGGTGGATTGTTGCAATATGCTCGTGTTTTAGTTTCTAGCATAAATATAAACAAGTACATAAACATACCAGCAAATACGTCTACAACTGATCTTATCAACTTAATAGATAACGAAATATCAAACATCTACACTGCCTCTCTTGGCTCTGACACATCTGTCGCTGGGCAGGCTACAAAAATTCAAGAGGTAAAATCTCAACTAAATAGCTACCCACGCAGATGGATGTATATGCAAGGGACAGCCTCCTTTGATATATCTCTTTCAAGCAGTTCTGCGACAACGGCTCAATTTAGTGTAAATTGTTTAAGCGCCAAAGTATCGCCAAAGGCTATATACAGGGGAGATAACTACTGGAGTCTATCAACTGGATATAACTACAATGCGCTTCCAAGTCCATCTAAAGAAGTAAACTTTAAGTCTTCTGATGAAGTTACTATTTCTTTTACATCTACCAGTAGGGTATACACAAAAACCAAGCTAGTTGATGGAGAGGTTATTCCAGATAGCTCTTTTAACGATGTGAATTATGCGGCTATACTTAGAGATATTCCAGTACTAGTAAACTCTCAGGCTTATATAGATGCTGGTACTTCTAACCTGAAATCATTTAAGGCTGGATCATCTCACTCTATTGGCCTTGTATATTATGACGATAGGGGACGCAGTTCTTTTGTGCAGAAAGTTAAGGACGCAGACGTTAAGTGGTATACCGACAGACCATATCCATATTACGGAGCTTCGTCTGTAGATTTACGTATCACGTCAAACGGACCTGTATGGGCCTCTAGATGGGCCCCTGTGCTGCGTAAAGCGGGGCAAGTGAACAGATTCATCCAATACACTGCGATAGACGCTTACACGGCCTCTAATCCAGTCGCTCAGAATGCTGTAGCAAACGTATCTAACAACGATGTTGTATACGTGTCTATGCGTTCATTAGAAGGCAAAGAGGATAGCTTCGTAAATGCCAAGAGCGCCCTTCTTGATTACAAGTATCAGGAGGGTGATAGGCTTCGGATTGTTTCATACAGGGATACAAACATTGCTATTGTAACATTCCAATTTGGAACCACTGTAGCAATTGGCGATGTGTACTCAAATAACGGAAGTAAGTATAGAGTAATATCTATTGATGCTGTAGGCACATCTAGAAAGATTACCCTTAAGAGAATCTCAGGGACCACTACAATCTCCTCATCTGGATTGTTTACTAAAGGTTCTATCATCTCAGCTTTCTTCTCCTTTGTAGATGGGGCTTTCTACGCAGAGCGATATGTATATCCAGACGTAGAATTCACGGTAGCAACGTATGTAAATCTGACAGACGATGTAACCTCTAACCCTATTCTAAACGAAGCAAATGATGATACTGTATACAATACAACTGGATGGTTCCTGGTACTCAACGACAACGATGCCAGATTCTTCAACAAGCAGTCTATTATTGACGGAGACTCTTCCTGGGCAAACGAAGTAGTAGTAGAAGTATACAGCAAGAAAGTACCATCTAACGAAGACATTTACTTTGAGATTGGAAAGTCATTCCCAATTGTAAACGGGGTACACTCTGGAGACTCAAGACTTCTTACGAGTCTGTCCGCACGTGTGCAGAGCGTCACTGCTGGCATTCAGGTTTACTTCACCCAGCGTGTATACAACGGTGATATCATCCGTGACAACAGCAACAACAGATTCAGAGTAACAAACGTCCGCAGCGCAGTAAACGTGGCTGGAGGCATTACCTACTCGTATGTTGTAGATGGATTTATCGTGCAAGGTGGCTTCTCTCCAGGCGCTACCTTTGCTGGAGGTACTGGTTTACAGATTGTTAACACTACTGACGCTGTGTGTAACCTCACTGGTGGTGATGTGTACTTCAGACTGCGTCAGCTAAGAATTGGAAAAGATGCAAAGACATTTGGATATCTCGTCAGAAGTGTTGAGACTAACTCTGTATCTGACTTCTATAATTCGACTAGCACGTCCATTGGTAGACCTTCTGCAGAGAGCCCCGATGCTCAGCGCACTTTCAGATCAGGTTCTGTTACTTATTCTGATCCGTTTGTCATAGACTCATATACCCTTGGACTGTCTTCATTCAATCCATCCAAGGCAAACTTCTATGATTTAAACTACATCCACGGACCTATTCGCTCTCTAGTAAATAGAGACGACTCTGTTGTATTCTTACAAGAAAAGAAGGTTGGTATCTTCCCAGTTAATAGAAACATCCTAGAGACTGCTGATGGGCAGAGCGCACTGACAACTACCACAGATGTTGTAGGAACTCCACGTTATTATCAAGATGATCTAGGCGTAAACAACAACCCAGAGTCTGTTTCGGTAGAACGTGGACGTATTTACTTCACTGACATCCGTGCTGGCAAAGTTGTACGCTTGTCTCAAGATGGGCTCACTGCTATTTCTGAGGCAAAGCTTGACAGCTACTTCAAGGGTAAGTTTAGAGACATCGTAAAGTTCAGCACCGTCAAGAGAGTAATTGGTGGAGTAGACTTGGAGGCTTCTGAGTATATGGTATCTGCTGAAGGAATTAAGCTGTTCTATATCAATGTCTATGCAGACGGTACTCATACTACCCCTCAGTACCAATACGTCCTACAGACTAATACCAACGGAACCAGTGTGTATGTTCCAATTGTGTACAACGATTCTGTAATATACAAATTCGGTACCGAGAACAGAACCTTTATGAACATCTGCGATACGTTCAGCGAGTGCTTGAATGGAATCGTATTCTTGGACAGATTGGCTGACGGTCTTCCACTGTACCTTGGTAAGGAGATTGCGGACATAGATCCAGACCCCACGTTTGTGACGTGTATTGCTACAAACAGCACTTTTGACTTCTACATCCAGATTCTTGTAAACATCTCTGACGGTTCATTCACGTTTATTAACACGTGTGGATCTCACGATGCATACATTGAACAGACTTATGGAGACGTTCTTCCGTTTACCACCTCCTGGGATACTGATGACTCTGTATGGAACACTCACTATTCATTCATACCTGAAAGCATCATCACCGTTGATGACACCTTGTATACCTTTAAAAACGGGAATATGTACAAGCATCACGATGGAGTAAACAGAGCTACATATTATGGAGTAGCTTATCCGTCTGTTGTAGAGGTAGTGTCTGGATATAACCCATCTATGATTAAGTCTTACGAGGCAATTAGCATCGAGGGGACCAAGTCTTGGGACGCTGTCCTAACCAACACAGATCAGTCTGCATCTATCAGTGACACCCCTGTTAGTATCGGTGGTATTACTTATCCTTTTGGAGAGTATGAGAAGAAGGAGAGAAACTTCTACGCATACATCCCTAGGGACTCCTCTGCTAACACGACTGTAGGTGGTGAGATTACTGTTCTTTCTGGGTCTTCTGAAGTATACCCACTAGGAGCTGTTACCACTTCTACTATGTATACCATTTCGTTCTCTACGCCTATATCTGATATCACGTTCCCATTTGGATCTGAAGTATACCAAGATAATGGAACCACATTGGTTAAAAAGGATTACAAGATTTCTGGAGTTGTTGATCAGAAGACAATTCTTGTTGACGCTCCTACTGATGCACTTGTGGCTGGGACTCTTCTTGTAGCAATATCTGCAAACCCATCTATTGAAGGAGACCAGATGCGTGACTATTACCTAAAGGTTAGGCTGTCCAGTAACTACACAGCAGAGACGGAGTTGTATGCGGTGAACGCAGTATACGCAAAGAGCAATCTACATAACGAACTCGGACAATAAGTAGTATTTTTGTATTATGAAGTACCAGAAAGACAAGAACGTAAAGAAATACATCGCAGGTGGTATGTTTCTAATACCAGCCGCTATCGGAGCAGGTCAAGCAATCTACGGAGCTAGCCAAGCACAGCAGGCCAAGAAGATGGCTGCTGGACTGAAAACACCTAGTGTATCTTCTCCCCAGGAGTACGCACAGATGATGAAGGCTGCATACGATGCAGAGCTTATGAACAGACAGCTTGACGAAATCAATAGAAGTATGGCCACCTCTGTAGGCGCACTTCAACAGGCTGGTGGACGTGCACTTATCGGTGGTCTTCCTGGTGTCACTCGTGCTGCTAACCAAGCTACGTTTGAGGCAGGTCAGTTTGAGAACCAGCAGAGAATTGGTGCTCTTGGTGAAATGGCTGGAGCCCAGGAGCGTCAGATGGGTAGAGAGATGGATCTGTACAACCAGCAACTTGGTATGGCCCAGGCCGCACTGAATGCAGGCACTCAGACTGCTGCTGCTGGCATCGGACAGATTGGTTCTGCCGCTATGTACGGAGCAGATGCTTTCGCTCAATACGAAGACCCAGGTGCTACTGTTTCTGCCCCACAGACAGAAAAGACGAGCATAGCTACTCCGAGCAGTGGACTTACTGATGGCCTTATGTCTAATAGAATCAATATCCAAAGACAGATACCTGCTGTATCACAAGCTGAGTATGAGGCTATGCTTAGAAAGAAGTCTAGATTTGGAAATGAATTTCAAATGAAAAATGGAGGTATGATAACAGGTGGCAAGTTCAGCCACGATACCAACCCTATCGACATCGTACAGAAAGGCAAGAAGGTTGGCGAGATGACTGGCGGTGAGGTAATCCTAAATCCATCACAGGCAGCGAAGCTGTCCAAGGAGAGCGCATACTTCCGTAAGCTTCTGAATAAATTTAACAAGAGCAAATAATGGCTACAATTTTACCTACTACTCCTATTGAGATGCCAGACCTCGCTGGTCAGGCGTTTAAACTACAGGAGTACAGAGCAGGACAGAAGGCTGAGGCCGCAAAGGAAGCCAGAGAGCAGCAGGACAGAAGAGGCGCTAGCATCGGCCTAGATAAAGCCTACGCCCTTGGTGGTGAGGTAGGAAGACTTATGCCTCCCTATATCCCAGAGACTCAGAAAGCATTTCAGGAGTTTATCAAGGCTGGAGAACAGTATAAGTATAGCGGACTAGAGAGCGACAAGCAGGCGTTCCTGGAGTCTCAGAATAACTTTAACGCACTATTTGGGTCGGCCCTGGAGAAAAGCAATAGCGATAGAGAAGAGATTGCTGGTTTCGCTAAAAAGCCATCAGCGTATGCTGTTTCTGGCGACCAATTCAATGAATTGACACAGGGCTACCTAAACACTTCACTTAATAAAGAACAGATTCTTAACCCTATGGAAAGATTCGTTCTACCAGTGGCGGAACAGATTAAGTTTTTACAGCCTTCAGATATGGCTAAGGAAGCATCTGGAATCGTTCTTGGCCCAAAGGTAAACGACTTCTCACCTGATGGAGTTGCGTTCAACAAGGGTAAAGCTGTTGAGTTTGTGGAAAAGCAATGGCTACCATCTATGCTCGCTGACCCAGACTTTTACACCAAGGCTATTATCTACGGAGCTAAGAAGACTGGATGGGGAGGTCTTCACAACAAAGAATTAAGTACGGCAGATTTAGAGCGCCTGAGAACATTGCCAGCTGACCAGAAGGAAGTGCTTGTTAATGAGTTCCGCAATGATACTATGAATCAGGTTCGCCAGACTATTCCTAATTCGATAGGTGAGTACGATAAGAAAGATTCTGAAACCAAGATGAGCACTGAGGCTAAGAATTACTCAAACCTTACGGCTGCTGGTACCGCAGCGCAGCCAGGTAAGTTGACTATCTCAGGAGGTAAGCCTACCTTTACTTCCAGAGGAGATAAGGTAAACGTTAAGATGGTTGAACTCCCTAGCAATCTATTTATAGGAACTAGAAACTACGACATCGTAGGCTTTGGAAACGGTTCTGATGGACGTGGATATATTCGTACCCTCACTAAGACAGAGGATGGTGAAGTTAAAGAGTTAAGACGACTCACTAAAGAAGACCGAACTGTCTTGAAAAACAAGATGAAGGAAGCGTATTGGGATTACTTCAATTATTAACTAAATTTGCATATTAACAGTAGCATATGCAGGAACTGGAAGAATTAGTTAAATCAGCCAAGTTGGATGGTTTTTCACGAGATGAGTTTGTCGAAGCTATCTCACGGAACCCTAGATTCAAGGGAGTAAAGCCAGAACAGATTGAAGCTGCCTGGGGCGCTGGTGTAAAAAAAAAAGACCAGTCTCAGCCAAGCTCACTTGGGGCAAAGACGGCATCTACGGCCTCTCCTTTACAGTCAGGCTTAAGAGAACAAGTTACTCCATCTATCTCGGACTCAGAAAGAGCAGCACCTAGTCTATATAAGGCAACTGGCAAGCCATCCGTAAGCACTGAGGCTGTTCCCACTCCTGCAGAGCCTGAATTCAAGCTCGCTAGACCAGGTAAAACTCCAGTACAGGCATCTGATGTTACATCTGTAGCTAACGCTAAGGAGCAGGACTTCTTGCGTCAGTATGGAGCTATCAAGTCTACTGCGGGAGATGCTTTATCCAAGAAGGTGGTTGAAATTGTAAACAACGCTCCAAAAGGAAAAGCTAGAGAAGCTATAATTACCAAGAAAGGAGAGTTGGATGAACTATATCGACAGTTCTCTCCTGATGAATCTTCTTCTATGTTTTCCCAGGATCAAGCGGGTAACGTAGATCTAGATGACACTAAGATAAAACAGGTTCTGTCTTTTATGGATATGAAATCCGTAAAGGATATTGCAAAACTTAGAGACCAAGAGGAGTTCAATAAAGAAGCTGGAGATGCTTGGCTAAACAATTCTATATCTAGAATAGGTCTTAATGCTATCGGGACATTTCTCACTGTTCCTGATATTGTTATGAACATCCCTGAACTTGCTCCATATATGGCGAAGGGATTAGCTATTGAACTCGCATCTGGTGGAAATCCGTACATATCTGGAACATTAAGTGCTGCATTTAATAAAGACTCTGGTTATATAAATAAAACAGAGTTGGGTGAAATCGGTCAAGCTCTGTTTAATTACAGCGCTGAATTAGGAATGGCTGAAAGAATTGATGACTTTGGCGAAGAACGTGCGGCTAAGGGAATCACTGGTAATTTCTCAGATGGTACGTTAAAGGGACTTGGAACTGGAGCTGCTATGCTTGGATCTAGTTTCATTGACAACCTACCTCAGCTGGCATTGACAGTAGCTGCCCCAGAAGTGGCACTTCCTTTTCTTGGTGCTATGTCCGCAAGCGAGACATACAACAGAATAGTAGATGACTCAAGTCTAAGCGCAGGAGAAAAGGTAACATACGCTCTGGTTATGGGCGGTATAGAGTACGCATCAGAAAAGATTTTAAATTCTGATGTTTCTATGCTTAGAAAGAGCATTAAAGATGCAGGAGTAGATCTTGGAACAAAACAAGGAAAGAAAGAGCTTGGCGATGCTATCTTCGGTTGGATGCCACCTGCTGCAAGATCTATCATAGAAGAACCTATTGAGGAAGCTATTGTAGCTGGCGTAGACCAGGTTATGAACAACCACCTGACAGGTAAGGCTGTAGACATTACTGAAATTGCAGAGTCTGCATTAGCTGGACTTGGCTCTGGAGTTGGCACTACCGTTCTAACACGAGGAGTAACATCTGTGCTGCAATCTGATAAGGTACAAGATACCATCAAGAGAACGGCAGCGATGAAAAAACTCAACAGCTTAATACAAGATGAGAATATTTCCGAGGAGGAGCGTTCTATCTTAAAGGAAGAGCTGTCAGAACTTGTTAAGAAAGATGCCAAGATTAGAAAAGATGCAGCTAAGTTTTACGACAAATTCTCCCAGGAGGATGTTGATGAGACCGTAAAACTGAATGCTACTATTATGAATGGAATTTCCTCGTATGCTAATATGCAAACGCAGGAAGGTAAGGACAGAGTCGTAAGTAGAGTAAAGGACGCTATGGCCAAAAAGAAAGCCATAGAAGCTAAATATCAAGAAAATGTTAGTCAAGAAGGGAAACAAGTACCAGGTACAGAGCAAGGAGGGGAAACCGCTATCCAAGCCGAACCTGTCGAAGGAGCAGGCAAAAAAGAGACTCCAGCAGGTAGAGTTCTTCAAGCACCTGAAAAAGCGGTAAGCACTGTACGTGGCTTACTTAATAGACGAGCAACTTATTCCGATCCCATTTCTGGCACCATCGTAGAAGGTGATGTATACCAGGATGGGCAGCGTGTTGTAGTAGAGACTGAAGAGGGTAAGATCTTCGACATCGGTAACATCGATGAGATCCAAGACAGACCCACTTCCGAGCTGGGTCTAAACGAGGCTAAGGGTCGTATCTCTGTAAACGAAGATGGATCATTCACATACAATGGTGGGGATAATCAGAAGATTCAGGGAGGCACTGTTATGGTTAACAGACAGGGCGGGCTGAAGTCTATCAAGAAAAACAAAGACGGCTCTATCAAGTCTGTCGCTATGACTAGCCCTGATGGAACTGAGACATACAACCTAAAAGGTCAGGACGCAGTAGATGCCGCATACCAAATAATGTTAAACTTCTCAACCTCTCCAGAACAGTCTGCAAGAGTTGAGCAAATGCTACAACAAAATGAAAAAGCAAGAACAGAAATCGAATCAGCAAGAGTCGCTCTTGAGCAAACTCCAGAAACTACCACAGAAGAAGCAGCTGGAGATACTGTCAATGATACTGTCGGAGGATATGGACCTAGAGTCGGAGGAGTAGGCAAACAAGCTACCACCCAGGAGATTAGGACTAGAACAGCTTCAGACCCCCAGAAGGGAAATCTGTACAATGCTGTACGTAGAGCATCTAAGACTCTCTCTAGCATTATTCCTGACGCTACGTATGTATTCGTAGACTCTGACGCAGAAGCCGCTGAATACTACAAGGCTAATATGGCTGACGTAGACGCAAAAGAAAGTGGTTCAGACAAGGGAAGAATCTTCCAGAACAAGAACACAGGTAAGGTTGAAATCGTAATCAATACCAGCAAAGCAGACGATGTTACAGCTTATCACGAGTTGTTCCACGCTGCCTTCTTTAGAGTTTACGCTCAAGATGCAAAGACTGCTATCGACTTCTCTAACAGACTAGCTAAAGTACTTGAGTCAGGTACAGCTGCTGAGAAGGCTATTGCCAAGCGTGTAAAGGATCACGTATCTAAGTATGAAGGAGATGCTGATGCTGTTGTAAGTGAAGAGTTTCTAGCTGAACTCGCTGGAATTATGACTTCTGATGCCAAGTCTATTACGCAGGGTATGGCAGCTAAGCTAGCAAACTTCTTCAACAGAATTGCCAAGGCTATGGGCATTGACCCAATCTTCAAGGAAGCAGCTACCACTAAGGAAGTTGTAGACTTTATGAACTCGTTTGCCAAAGCTGCTCGTCAAGGTGGAGACATATCTGCGTTCTTGAATGGACCAGTTGAGGCGTTCTTGAGCACACGCAGAGATGACGCTGTAGACATTAAAGTTAAGCCCAGTAAACAAAAGGATACTCAAACTCTTGAGGAAGCCCGAGATGGTCTTAAGAAGAAACTACGTAAGTTTTTCCCTACTACAAGTGACGACTTGTTAACTCCGCAAGAAATAAGAGTCTATTTTATGGACGACAATTTCAAGTACAACAGGAAGTTCGGGAAAACATATGAAAACGTAGCTAATATATTAGCTCATATGGCAGAACAAGAAGACGTGTACTTGTTTCCTAGTAGGAGTCTTCCTGGTGGATTTTTGTTTGGAGACTTCTTAAACGGCAGTGAGGCCCTTGATATGAACGTAGAACTGGCGCCAAATGCCGATGGAGACGTATATATCGAGACTGTTGAATCTTTTGATACAGACGGAACGAACAAGGGAGCAGGCACTCGATTAATGAATAGGCTAATCGAAGCTGCTGATTTTCTAGGAGTTAAACTTGCTCTAGATGCGTATCCGACCAAGAGATTCCAATATGACGAAAACAGAGGAAAGGAGTTTACTAAAAAGCAGCTAGACGGTATGGCTGACAGACTCGTGACTGACTTCTATAGCAAGTTTGGATTTGTGTCTAAGTCAACTGATTCTAAAAACAAAGAGGAATTCCGCTCTATGTACAGGGAGCCAGCTGCTATGAGCGAAGAGGTTCTGACTGGAACATTTAGACCATCTAGTAGTAAATCTGTAGGCAAGGTTGATCCCAAGGCCAAGAGAGAGAATCTGGAACGCTCTAAGAACTTCCCAACTCAGACTGTATCCTCTATGGATTACGATGGTGAGACTGTTCTCACTACTCCATCTGATAGACTTGCAGCTGGAGCGTACACGCTTCCCTCTGGAGAGAAAGTAGAACTCAAGGGTGGATTTGGATACCCTGCACAGACTGGAAAGGTTTGGGCGGCATCTAAACTATCAAAAGCAACCCCTCTAGTTGGCCAGATAAATAGACAGATTAAAGAGCGGGGTTATGCACTTGTCGCTCCTATCATTATGGCTGATGCTTCGCATAAAAGTAACTACACATACTTTAGTGTTGCGATGAAGTTAATCAACCAAGCTGCCGACAAGAAGAAGCTTAGCAATAAGGATTTCTTGGATCAGGTAAAAAATGCTGGAAAGAAAGCTGGTGTTGATTTGTCAGATGTAAACGCAAAGACTGTAAAGGAGAATACTGATATTCTGTTGGACAAGTTCTCTGTAGAAAGCGGGGCTTTTGAACGCAGAAAAGGTTTTATTACTGAGCTTCTTGGGAATACCACACCTGGGGGTAAAAACAATGTTAAACTTAATGGCGTTGTAACTTCCGACCAGTTGGCTGCTATGCTGGCTGATCCAATCTTAGATGGTATGCCTAGAGGCGCAATTGTTTCCTTAATCAAGGTTACTAAGCCAGTAGTAGCTAGAAAGACATCTATTGAAGAGGACGGATTTCTATTTCACGAATCGTATCCAGCTGTTATTGAGACAGAGGAAGGTGGTATTGAAATGATTCTCATCGATGACGCTCAACTCGCAATGGAAGCAATTCCAGTAGCAGAGACTACAAATGGTAAAATCGTATCACTTGCGGCAAGAGATGGCAACAAGAACGATTATGCCACAGATCTTGGCCTTAGCAATATACCAGGTGTCAACAAAGGGACTTTACGTATATCAGATACAGATGCAAATAAAACAGAACAAGATGGAAAAGAAGCAAAACGACCAGCAGCAGGCAACAGACTCTTCAATGAGCCCCTCACGGCAGTTAAGAGCATTGCGGACAAGTATTTCAAAGGAGCTTTCGGAACTGAAAGACCTAAGTTCGAAGGGACGAGGACGCTAGACGAAGCCAGAGCGAAGCGTATTAGTGATGCGTTTGATGCGATGAAACATTCGCCAAACGATCCAGAAGTTGCTGCTGCATACGAAGCGCTAGCTAAGGAGACTGTTGACCAGTACAATGCCTTCCTTGATGCTGGATACACCGTTGAGATTAACAATGATGAGCCGTATGCTAACTCTCAGGAGATGATTGATGACTTGAGAAACAACAAGCGTATCAAGATTTTCTCCACTGAGTCTGGATTCGGAGACACTCCAATTACACCTAAGCAAAGAAAAGAGAACCCATTACTAGCGACTACTAAGTTCAAGGATGTCAACGGACAGCCTATGCTGGTCAATGACTTGTTCCGTGCTGTTCACGACTTCTATGGACACGCTGAGCTTGGTAACTCTTTCGGTGCAAAAGGCGAGGAAAATGCCTGGAACGTACACGCTCGTATGTTCTCTCCGCTGGCTAGACGTGCTATGACTACTGAGACTCGTGGTCAGAACTCTTATGTAAACTTCTCTGGTGTTAACGAAAAGATTGACAAACTTAGAGAAAAGGCTAGGAAGTTGCGTGAGGAGGGTAAGCTTGACGAGGCCCTGGATGTTGCTGGTCAGATTTACGAACTTACTTCATTTGCTGACCAGAAGGTTGGATTGCTTCCAGAAGAGTTCTCTCAGATTGATGGCCTTGAGGCTAGAAGCTCTAAGTTTGACGACAGTAAAAGAAGCTTCAGTAAGGCTGAACTTGACGAATTGCCCAACAGTAGATACACTAAAGAGCAGATCGAGTCGATGATAAACAGCGGGACATATTCTCTTATGTCTGCCGAGAATCCACAAGCTGCTAAAACAGTGGAGGACAATGACGAAAGAACTGCTAGAGCTGAAAAGTGGCTAAAGAAAAATGGCTACGGAAATTACACAAAAATCTATGGCGTATTCGGAAACAAGGAGAACAGCTTCCTTGTGCCAGATATGACTATGGAAGATGCTGAAGCATTCAGGAAAGAGTTTGATCAGGAATCTGTTGCTCACTCTGATGGATATATCGATAAATATGGTGTTAATCCAAGAGACAGAGAAGGTAACAAGTTTGGAATAGACTACAAAAATCCGAAAAGCAATAACTACTCTATCATAAAAGACTCTGAAGGTGATGTTATTTCTTTCCAAACTAACTATAACTTCAAGGAGAGAGAAAGTTTTGATATTGCATCACGTTCATCTAAGGCTTCTCAAGATGCCTATGATATTGTTGATGAACTAGCTACAGAAGGAGCGGTTAAGCCCACTACGATGCAGAAGGTTAAGGACAATACGCTCCGTGCATTTGTCCTGACTCCAGAGCAGCAGCTTGTGCGCTCATACAAAGAGACACAACAGTCTATGGTAGGTAGAGCTGGCAAGAAGATTCGTGTACAGGCAGAATCTCTTAATAAGTTACTCGGCAAGAATGACGAACTGAGACTAGCGGTAACTGCGTATCTGTCTGGAGATCTTGCTAGCTCATACGATATCATCGACAAGAGCCCGAAGGGAGAACAGATTTTCGACTTGCTTACTGATATGCGGGCTTTCGTTGACTCTATGTCTAGCGACCTGACTACCAGTCCTTCGTTTATGGCTCTTCCTGATGCCCTGAAGGCCACTATTCAGGCTAATATCGGCACTTACCTCAGAACCTCGTACAGATTCTGGAAAGATAAGAACTACAACATAGACAAGGCTATGCGTAGAGAGGCTATCGCCCACCAGTTTGATAGCAACGTTGCGTATGAACTTGACAAGCTGTTGAAGGAGGGAATGTCTCCCGATGATGCCGAGGTGAAGATCAACTCAAGCCGTGACGAAATACTTCGCAAGGCAGAGAAGCAGATTGATGAGTATATTGCTGAGGTTGAGAGAATCAGAAACGCCCCTGAGTTCAAGGCTTCTGGAGTAGTGACTGCTGGACAAATTAAGATCCCTTCAGACCAGTTGTCTGGGAAGAAAACTGTTCCTGATTATATTCAGCAGCTGCTTGGAGTTGAGAAGGATCCTGTGGTTAGATTTGTAGATACTGCTGTAGCTCTTGCCAATATCAAATACAAGGGAGAGATGGTCTATAAGATTGTCACCTCGCTTGGAGCTGATTCAATCAAGACTGCTGATCAGGTTACTGATGGACAGATTAAGAATAGAGAATTCATCAAGGTTAATGACAAGTTCTCTCCTCTTAACGATATGTACGTGCATAAAGATGTGTTTGATGTAATCAACAACGAGGACATATACTCATCTGATATATCTTGGATACAGGGATATTTCAACATTCTAAAGCTGTCCAGAAAAAGTAAGGTTATATACAACTCACCGACTTGGAGAAAGAACATTACTGGTGGATGGCAAATTATGTTGGCTAATGGTGTAATTAACACTTCAACCATAACAGACTTAGTAAACAGAGCTAAGTTCCTGGCTGGCAAAGAAGATCCTGAAGTTGCAGTTCTGCTTGATCGTATGGCTGAGTTTGGACTTATTGGCACTGACGTTAATGCAAACATTATTGGAAATGTAGATGCCATATATGCCTCTTCGCTCACTGGAGATACAAAGTTTCTTGACAAGGCTTCCAATTACATCAAGTCAGTTGATGCTAAAGTTGGGGAGAAGTACTCCGCAATTGACGACTACACCAAGATGATTATCTTCAGAAACAAGCGTGACAATGCTGCTAAGAAGATGTTTGGTAAGCCGTTCAGTGAACTAACTGAAGCAGAACAATACAAGTCTGATGCTGCGCTGGCAGAGGAGATCAAGAGAACTACACCTACGTTCTCAAGACTTCCACCAGCATACAAGAAACTTGCAAAGCTTCCTGTTGGTGACTTCTTGTCATTTAAATTGGAAGCCGCTAGATCTATATCTAACGTGTTCATTACAGCTGTAGAGGACATCAAGAAGAGCACAGACCCTAAATTGTCTAGCGTACAGAGAAAAGCGTATGCAATTAGTGGTGTCTCTAAGTTGATGGGAGCTTCAACTGCATTGTCTATGGCATACGTAATTCCTGCTATGCTGTCATCTATGTTCCTAGGCGATGATGAAGAACTGTATGAAGATGCCCTTAAGCTCAGAGCCAACTGGATGGATGGTCACAACCTTGTAGTAAAGAAAGTATATCCTGACGGTAGAATCGCTTACTACGATTTGTCTATGGAGGATACGTATGGAGACATCACTAACACTATATTTCAGTTGTCTAATGGCGAGCTAGAGTCCGCTATTAAATCACTAGCTGCTGACGTACAACCTAATATGGCTGTTGAATTACTTGTATCGATCTTCACTGGGAAGAATGAATATGCTGGAGACTTGTACGAGAGTTATGATCCTGTGTATATGAAGGCACTAAAGCTGGCTGGACACAGTGTAAAGAGCACTGTAGCTCCTCCATCAGCATATTCCTCAGGGAGGGACGCATCTAAGGCTGTTGAAGACAACCCAGAACTTAATTGGACTCAGGAATTCCTGACCCGTTTTGTCAAGCGGATTGCAGTCAGGGACTACGAGTCTAATGCAGGAAAGCAGTTCTACTATATCGTTAAAGAGTCCAGTAGTGGAATCACTAAAGATGAACAGTACACCAAGCTTGAGGGAGACGCTAGAGAGAACAGATTCGAAGCACTTAGCGATATGAGAGAAGAGTACCTAGCGCTTACAAAGATTTCTCAGTACTACGGCAATAGAGAGCTTAAGAGAAACGCTAAGGACGCAGTTAAGCGATACCTGAACAAGGATGAAGAAGCTTATGTATTAAGAGGTAAAATAAGATAAGATGGCTAAAGCAAAAGAAGGAACAGCCTTTGTTCCAAAACCAAAGAAGAAGCGTAAAGGAGTACACGCTAAGACCAAGCACTCCAAGAGCAAGAACGCCACCAACTATAAGAAGGTAAGCATCGGACAGGGGTAAATGAAAAAGGGGCCAGTAGGCCCCTCTTTCTACCCATCGCAAGATGCACACGATTCGTCCATTGCTCTCGTGGCTATATCCCCACGAAGGACAGATTCTGTACGCATATAGTACAGCGTCTTCACTCCTAATTTCCAAGCCTCCATATGGACTTGGTTGATCCACTTTGGCGTGGCTTCGGATGGGAATGCCAGGTTAAGTGATTGTGATTGGTCTATGTAACTCTGACGCAGGGCAGCCTGGCGTACCAATTCAAGCTGATTGATTTCTTTAAACGTCTTAAAGATGTCTTTCAACTTGTCAACAGTTTCAAACGAATCAACCTTGCTCGCCTCCTTCATCTTGCCGTTGACGTAGACCCACTCATCTAGGAAGTCAAGGTTCTGTACGGAACCTCCATCTACTAGAATCTGTTCCCACACCTCTCTAGTGTTCTTGCCAATCTTGCCTAGCACACGCTCTAGCTCTGGGTTCTTACGGATGAACGTGCCTTTAGCGGACTGCTCAGTGAATACGTTTGCTGCCCAGGGCTCAATGCCAGCGGACACATTACCAGACAACTTGGAGTTAGACACAGTAGGTGCGATGGCAATCAGGTGCGTGTTACGCATACCGAAACCTCGGCACCACAATGGCTCTCCATAGGTGCGGGCCATATCACGGCTAGCACGTTCTGCTTCCATCTTGATGTGTGAGAATACACGTCTTGTCTCAAGCTGTGCTGCAAGTCCTTCAAAGGGAAGTCCACGCTGCTGTAGGTAGGTATGCCATCCAAGTACACCAAGACCAAGGGCACGTCCCTTCTCTGCAGAGCGGACAGCATTCTCAAAGCCACGCATCGTCTTAGCCTTCTGAATGAACTCCTCCATAACGCCATCCAAGAACATTGTAGCGTAGTATACAGCATCTGTATTGCACCACTCGTCATACTTTGCTAGGTTCATAGAAGACAGACAGCACACGAAGCTGTGCGACTCGTCTGTGTGCAGGGTAATCTCAGAGCAGATGTTGGTCATAAAGACCTTCAATCCGTTGTGCTTGTACATCTCAGGGTTGTTCTTGTTCACGTTACCCTTGTACATAATGTACGGCTCTCCTGTTGCCTTACGCTTCTGCAGAACCTTAGACCAGCGCTTACGAGCCTCTGCGTCTCCCTCTTCCAACTTACGCATAAACTTGTCTCCTACTACAACACACTGGTGCAGGTTTAGAGACTGACGATTCACGTCACCTTTAGGCTCTCTGATTTCTAGGAAGTCATAGAAGTCTGGGTGGTCTATGTTCAGGTTTACAGATGCAGCACCTCTACGCACGTTGCCCTGTGATGTGGCTAGGATAGAGCTGTCGTATACCTTGCAGAATGGAACGACTCCGTCTGTGGTGCCATCACCGTTTGCAATGGGAGAACCTGCAGGGCGAATCATATTCATCCCGATGCCTACGCCCCCTCCGTGCTTGGCCAACAGCATCATCTCAAGGTTCTTAGAACCAATCTCCTGAATGCTGTCCCCTACGTCAATACCGAAGCAAGAGATAGGAAGCCCACGGTCTGTACCCATATTGGCAAGTACTGGTGTGGCAAGTCCGAGCCAGTTGTTCCACATCAGGTCAAAGAACTTAGCCTTCAGGTTTGGAGCCTTTAGTCTGTTCGCTGCTGCTGTAGCCACTCGGTTGTATGCATCTCTAGGTGTCTCGTTTCCAATAAGATACCCCTTGGATATAGTCTTAACGTACACCTCAGTGTTACCCCATTCGGGCAGGTCCACACCTAGGACCCACCCAAACTGTTCTCCGTGATTTTTCATTTCTCTTTGGTGTTAAATGTTTCGTTGTAAAGGCGTTTAATTGTACTTAATTCTTCGGGGCGTATCCATTTATATTCTTTAAGGACTACTTTGGAAAATTTAACAATCTGCTTCTTCTCCATTTCAAGGGCCTTTTCCCATTGTTCATCAAGTATGTGCTCCTCGTAAGCTGGCTGATTTTCATATAAATCTCTCAACCATTGTACTGCTGTCTGTTTCATACTTACCAAATTGATTCAAAGTCCTCTCCCTCATTTGCCTTGCTGTAGTCTGTTGGACGCATAGCGAAGAAGTCGGTCCAAGTTATGCCACCTGTCAGGTGTCCGAACCATTCCATACGCTCTAGGGCTTCCTCGTCTACCTTGTAAGCAGACTCGTATCCTAGTTCCATCAGTTTCGTATTAGTGCGGTGCTTGATGAAGTTCTTCAGATCACTTGCTGACAAGTTCTCCAGTGATGCGTTCTCAATCTGGAAGATACCATCAATAAAAAACATCTCCATCTGAAGCATTAATGCAGCAGCCTGTTGCACCTCTTCACGAACAGCCTCACGAAGTTCTGGGTACTCGTTACACATATGATTAAACAGAGCAACGCCCATCGTACTATGCAGAGACTCGTCACGCACTGACCACTTCATCTGCTGACCAATCCCCTTCAACAGATTACGCATCTGGAAGGAGTACAGGACTGCAAAGGAAGAGTACAGAGCGACTCCCTCAGCAAAAGCAGAGAATATAGCGATAGAACGTGCAACGTCCCTACGTGCCTCCTCAGATGCCTTCAGGTCCTCGTGTGTATAGTCTGCCTTGGTGTTGACCAGGTTCTCGAAGCGCTTAGCCATAACCTCATCGTGCATAAATGCTTCGTAGTCCTCAAGGCCGAGCGTGTCGTTCAAGTAACTGTATGCAGCAGCGTGGATGGTTTCCTGGGACCCGAACATCATTGCCATCTGACGAATCTCGTGCTTGGGGAACCACTTGGTGACCATCGTTGTCCAGTAGTCCCCGACTGCACACTCTGTCTGAGCAAAGCCTAGTAGGATGTTTCCCACCACTTGGCGTTCGTCATCTGACAGATTCTCCCTGAAGTCTTTCAGGTCGTTCTGCATTGGAATTTCAGTGTGCATCCAGAAGGCTTGTGCCTGCTTTAGCCATCCGCCTGTATAGTAGACGGGATAGTCGAACGGCTTGTAAGGAATCCGTTCATCAAATAGTCCCATAGGTGTTTTTTGTTTTTGGTTAAAGGGCTGCGAAGATAACACTTATCCAGCTCCTGTCAAATCATTCCAAGTAATAAATATGCACTTCTCTTTGGGTACGTGATACATAATATCAGAACCATTTCTATGTGAGGTGTTTATGTTTTTATGTACTCTGTATTCATCCCTAAAGATTTCATCGCTATGGCACATAACCATACTCAGAGTCTCCTTGCATATGATAACGTACCAGAATCCAATCTCTGCCCACTTCTTTTTCCTAGCAAGGAAAGAGACGGTAGGAAACTTGAAATCTTCTTCGCTAGTGAATGGGTAATTTTTCTTTACCTCAACTTCGTAGTAACTCTCTTTGCCGTCTTTAATGGCTGTTATGTCAACTCTGTAGTCTTCTTTTGGTTTATTGAGTACTTCATACTCCCTCATCCGTAGAATGCGTGAGAAGTGCTCTATTGACCAATCGTTTTCTTCTTCGTAGGCTTCCTTGACGAACTTTCCTGCCGCTGTACCCATTACTGAATGTAATTGTAGTACGCAATGTACTTGTTCAGAGCCAGCACTCTTCCCTGTTTAGATACTTCCTCAGCGTACTCACCATCGTGGGTGTAGTTCTCTGACCAGCGGAACTGCTTTGCGTACTTCCACTTGACGATGTACGAAGCCGAGTCAATGTTACCTACTTGTGGAATTGTCACAGGAACGAGACGTTTTTCTCCACTTTTTACAATTTGACCCCAGGTTATCATAGCAAAATCCTTATCTAGGTGAGGTTTTATAGACTCGTACCATTCAGGGTGAACGATGTTATCGCTGTCCATAAATGCTACCCAGTCCTCATCCTGGAAAGGATAGTTCTCTAGGGCGTGGTTTCTGTTGTGGGCTCCGAACGCACCAGTCATACCTGAGCGCATTACTACAGCACCTTCGAGGTCTGGATGGTCATCCATAAGCTTGTCGTAGACTATAACCCAGTTACATTCTGCAGGTATAGACTGCTTAATTGTATCTAGATTCTCAGGTCTATGGCAGGGTGTGATGATATGAATCATAATTTTTTTTTGTTTTGTGGTGTTAGTACCCCCGATCGGATTCGAACCGATGACCGATTGCTTAGCTTACCACTCCATATTACTATGGCCCCTTTCGAGTTGTGGTCTGGACTATATCTTCACCATTTCAGGTGGAATGCGTATAGTCTCTACGGATCCTGTCATAAGGCAGTTTCCTCGGGGTTGTCCAGAGAATTAAATTCTCTTAGGATATTCACCGATATAGCACTCTCCACTTTACTGGTTTCTCTGTTAAGTTGCATTTTTCTTGACAGCTTACCACGGCAGGATCTTGAACAGCAGGTAAAACTACCCTTCTTTTTCCCTATGTGAGTCTGTCTTTTCTCTTTCACGAAAACAGTAGAACATTCTGGGCATTTCAACTCAAACATTGTTCTACCTGTTTCAGGCATATGTAGTCTCCTATGATCTGAAGCAGTTAGGACTTCAAGGTTTTCAATCCTGTTGTCTTTCTTTATTTCGTTTTTGTGATGCACAACCTCATCAGCAGTGAGAAGTCTACCTAGATGATTTTCCATTACTGCTCTATGATGAAGAACATAATTGTTCTTTGTCCGATTAGGATGGTTCCTAACGATGCAGTAATTGTAATCACCCTTGCTTACAACCTTCTCAATGTTCCACAGTAAAGGCTCCATTTCGTATCCGTATTTAAGTTATTCTTGACAAATATACAAAAACTTAGGCTACTTTGCTAAAGGCAATTGCTCTATCCACTGAGCTACGGGGGCTAATACCAATTACTTAATCATAGAGTTGATACGAATCTGGTTGAGTTTGTCAATGTGGTAATACTCCACACAGTAATCGTACAGATTCTTTGCAAGTCTGTTCGCCTCAGGCTTGGTCATAGACTCAATGGCTTCCTTCCATTCTCCCTTGTCGTTTACCAAGATGCCAGTCACTCCGTGCTCAATTACCTGCTTGTAGGGGGTAACGTTAGACGCAATGACTGCAGTCTTAGAGAATCCTGCCTCAGAAATCTTGAGGTCGGACTTGCAGTTGTTGAACTTGGTATTGTTCAGCGGAACCAGAGACACATCGAAGTACTCGTATGCACGTCCGTAGCTAAACGTATCAGATGGAGACATAACATACTTGGCTCCAAGTCTGTCTGGATAGTCCTCTAGCATAACGCTGTACATCTCCTTGTCTGAGAAGTCGTATCCAATCAAGTCCAAGTCCTTCCCGTGTCCCATAGCGCCAAGGTATCCGAAGCGTACCTCTTTGCTAGGAATCTTCTGGATGTCCCACTGAGGGTCATCAGGATCAATTCCATTCGGGACGTAGTGATACTCAGCCTTAGGATTCAACCTACGCATCTCCTTAATGAGAACGTGAGACGGTGACCAGATGATGTCTGCAATCTTGATGGTACCCTTGATCTCCTTGGCGAAGTACCTAAAGTACAACTCACGTGCAGCATTGTGTGACTCCAACTCCCAGTAGTCGTCATTGTCCAGGATCAACTTCACGCCATACTTATCTAGAATCTTTCTAAATAAGGAGTGGTCTTCCACGTTCAACTTACGAGAGACAATCAGGTAATCAACCTTCTCTAGGTCAAGTTCTGCCAGACCCTTGAGTGAGTCAATCCAGTGGAAGAAGTGTCCCTGTTCCTGAAGTCGCTTCAGGGGGATAATGAGTCGGTGGTAGTTTACTCCGTGTAAACCATCCACATATACTACGCTTATCATTTGCTCGCCTCCTCGTGGTATTCACGTGCCATATCACGGATGAAGTCTACGTTCCACCGAATCTCCCGCATAGCATTTGCCGTGATCTTAGCAACTCGCTCTGGGTCCACAATCGGCTCTCCGTTACTTTCGTGTACAGCCTCGTACAATCTGTTTGCGATTTCGTGAAGTTCGTCACATCCTCTGAAGTAACCTTCTGATAGTCTATTAATTTCCATTCTTTATTAGTTTTATTACGTGGTCAACTTGCTCTTTATTCTTCGGTATGTACAAGTCGTAGTCCATATGGTTAGCGTGTAGAAACTTCATAAACATCTTCCACCTAAGAGGAAAGCTGTCATTCGCCCTAACAAACCCCTTGGTCTCTATCACGAATCTATGCTTATGGCTTACGAAATCAGGCTTGTAAGTGATTGGTAACACTTTCTTGCCAGTTGAGACAACCATCTCTTTGCTTTTAGGCACAGATTTAATGTAAGTGTTGGACGGTGTGAAACCCTCTTGTATGGTAAACGACTCTGATTCATAGCCGTAGTCGATACCTTCTTCACTGAGTCTTTTGGCGCAGTACGCTTCAAGGGCACTTTTGTAGATGCCGAGGTCTTTTTTCGTGGTTCTTTTTCCATTTGATTTATTTCGTTTTAGTGGCATACGCAAAGCTATTAAAAGATATCGGCTCCTGCAATACCTGGTTCAACATTTAGGTTAAAAGTTTCTTGTACAAATTCGTAGGCCAGAGGCTTGAACAGCTTTGGCCCTATGATGGGATTAAAGCCCGTATTCGAGGAGTTCATCTCAAAGTAGATAGGCGAGTCGTATGGAGTCTGTTCTCCTCCTGTCTCTACCTCTCGTACCTTTCTGACGTGCACCTCTGTTGTCCTGCGGATATGCGCCTCAGGGTGTCCAATCTTGCGGTGGATGGTAATAAATCCATCAGCACGGTTGACAAACTTGCCCCCTCCTTCGGTATCCTCAGCCATAGGCGCTACAGGCTGTCCTGATTCGTCTCGTCTACGCTGTGCTTCCGTCACTGCGTGGGTGTTGAGCCACACTGCAATGTTGTTCTTCTTGGCGTAGGTGAGGAACTCAGACGCTGCCTCGTAGTGATACTCGTGGGTAGAGATACCATTATTGCCAGACATCTGAATCTTCAGGCTGTTGTAGGGATCAATGAAGAACCCATCAAACTTCCTGTTACGCTGCAACTTGTCTGCGAACAGAATCAGGTCCGTGTAGGAGTATACGTCTGAGTTATTGATGATGATGAAGTGTTCCTTCACCCAGTTGTATGCACGTACACGTTCCTTGTAGTCCATCTGTGCCACGGGACGCTCCACGTAGAACTGCATCAGCTTCATCTTGATGGAGGCTGTCTTGTTCTCTGAGGAGTATATTACCCACTTCCAGTTGTGGCGGATTACGCTGTTTGCAATTAGGAACATAATGAACGTAGTCTTACCCACGTTGCTATGTCCGTTCACAATCATAAACTCACGCTTGTATCGGAAGTACTTGTCCAGGTTGTCGTTGCCTGTATCTAGGCCAACTTCAATCTTACCCTGTGCGTAGTCATCAATCCATCGGAAGTCCTCATCATCAGAAGATATGAAGGACATATCCCCGTCATTGATAAGCATCTCACGCTGGTAGGAAGACTCTTCCTCAATGATTTCACGGATGGGCATAGACTTACCCTTCTCGATTCCATCACGGATGGTTCTGATGGCAAGTTCCTCTGAGTCTATGTCACGCTTGAGAATCTCACGTGTAAGTACTCGGATTACTTCCTCCTCCTCCATACGTCCCGCAGAGATGTATCCACCGCATAGGACAGAGGCACGTAACAGCATACTGTGCTTCTCTCCATCTTCAGCGAAGCGTATCATCCGTGCTGCAATGTTCAGCTTCAGGTAGTCCGTGTAGGAATCCCGCTTCTCAACCTTCTGCTCTAGAGCCTCTTCAGACAGCATACCACCGAACCTCTGTGAGTATTCGTTGATAACGATGTCTGGGTCATAGGACTCAAAGCAGGCACGTGCTTCGTTGACTCCACTGCTATCCAACTCCAGTCCATACTGGTTTTGGAAGTAACGCTCAAGTGAGCGGAAGTGGTCTCGGTGTCTCTCTGGGTTTGTGATCCGAACGAGTGCCTTTAGTCCGTCTCCTGACGGTGACACCCAGCACGAATACACGTATGGGTCTGTACCTACAACAGACTTGACGCTGTCAACGTCAATGTGGTCAAAGTCTAGTACAATGTACCCTGAGTGGTTCTGTAAGTCATCATCGTTGCGACCTAGAAACTCACCTGAAAATAATACAATCGGAAGGGTCGTCTTCGCCTTTTTGTCGCCATCCCTCACTTGAGATATAAGTGTAGCCTGCTTGCCAGATGCTATCCGCTGTAGTGCTGTTTCCAAACTTATGTAGTTCGGGCTCTTGTCGTACAGACTCCGAAAGATTGTTACGTTCATCTTGTAATGCAATTTTAAGTAAGATTAAATATCCGATGAGGTCTTGTACCGTATCTTCTGTCAAGTCGTTCAGCCCCTTGTTCTTGATGCGGAACAGCTTGTCATCGATTCGGGCACAGATGTTTTCTACTGCGCTACCCTTGGCAAAGATATTACCAGGTTTGAGTGCGCTGTCACCATACGCACGATTTTTTTCAATTAAAAGGTCCCTGACCCCATTTGCCGCCTCTATGATCTTGTCTTCTGTCTTCATTTAGTTGTCTCTTCTATATGTTCTACTTCATCTCCTGGGTCTGATACTATAGATGCGCCATAGTTTCCTGGCTCATCCCATCCCCCATATCGGAAGTCAGACCCTAGGCCCTTATCCGTTCCAGCTCTTGTCTTTGGAATCATTGTGTTTATCTTTTAGTTTATTAATTCTTTCGTATATCTCTAGGTAGATAGCAAAAGACAGACTTAATTTTTGCTGCTGTAGCATCTCAGAGCGAGATAGAACGTCATCTATTGCCTCACGTACTGCAGACATCATCTCACGTTTTTTCACAGTTTAAACGCCTTAATAGTTAACTCAAATGGGTTCCCTTCAATCTGTTTAACCTGATGCAGCATCTGCTGTGCTAACTCTCGTACTTCCTTCTGTGCGTGTTCTGAATCCCGTAGTCGTAGGAAGTGAACGAACGAACGGAAGTTAAACGAGATGTCCATCGTAATCTGTGAGTTGAATGTCTTAAAGAAACGTGCTGACTCCTTTGCTCGTTTACGTCCAAGCATTGGAGTAAGTATCTCCAAGAAATTGTGGTAGTATTCGTTTGCCTGCTCGGTGAACTCGTACAAGTCCTGCTGCATTGTCTCAGGCCAATCCACAGGTAAGTACATCTTATCCTCCTTTAGTTCCTTGTAGCGTGCGGACTCACCATTGATGCTAACACCGATGCGATGCTTCAGCAGGTGGATGTGCGTTGCTTGGTCAACAGTTACCAGAAAGTGTAGCATAGATTTCTCGAACACTGTATGGTGTCCCTCTGTAGCCAGCATCTCCAACAGGCTTCCAATCCTTCCAACCTTCTCTTCGTTTAACTCCCTCGAAGTAGAAGTCCACGCAGAAAGTGCGTGAGTTCTATCATCCCCATAATGTCCTATAAGTTCTACTTGGTTTGTCATTTTAAAAGTTGTCTCTTAAATAAATAGATAATAATAGCCCAGTAATTATTCCAATCAAATAACACCACGCCATCCACAGAATGAGTTCGGCTTTTGGTTTGTCATTTTCCATAAAATGTTATTAAAATTCAAATGCGAGTGAGAGAGAGAGTTTCCCCGCCTCATCGCCTGTTAGCTTTTTTTGAAACCAATTACCTGACCATCCCTTACATATAGATATTTAGTCCCAGAGGACTTAGCTCCGTTTAAAATGCAAAAGAAAAGATAAAGTTGGCTTTGGTCAATTAACCTTGAGTTCATAAAGTGTAAAGTGAAATGGTCACAAAGTGTAAAGTGAAACGCTCACATTTTGTAAAGTGATGGATAAATGCTTCATTAGTGCAGCAAAACGCACTTAATGATGGATATATCAATCAAAGTTTAGGTTGTTATCGCTCATTAGTTCCCGCAGTTGTTCACGGCAGGCGTAGTACGCTTTCAATTCACCTTCCGATGTTCCATCTGGTGCGTACTTGGTTTTACTGCGTAGCCATTGGTCTAAATCCCAAAGTACCGAGTGCATTCGGTGTGCGGATGTTGCCAAGTCGAACTCTATCTGGTCGTCTGGCAGATTGTATTCAATGGTCGCTTTCATAATCTTTGTTTTTTATAAAATCAATATGAATAGCCCAAAACAAAAAT